TGAGTGTATCAAGTTCAAACTTATAAAGAAGGGTATTACTTATAAAAATGTAAGTAATAAATTATTTAATGATAATGAGAAAATCTATTATTATATAGACTCATGTGGAGATATCCAATTCTGTCAAACAACAAATGTAGAAGATGCTAATAATGCTACAAATGTAAAACAACTTAAAAGAATATTAGCATTAAATCAGCTTCTTAATATTGCGGAATATTATAATAGATTACATACCAAAATTGACAAATGTTATAATATTTTATATGATATGAGATTCAAAGGTTATCGAGTTAGTACAGCTTCTGCATGGTATAGAAATGGTTTAACTAGTATAGAAGCTCTTTTTAATAGGGCAGAAGATGCACAAGCAGTGATAAATAATCCTAACTTTAGGGAAATTCTTGATACTATTTACAAAGATTAATTATTATTTATAATGAAAATTCTTGAAGATAAAACTGTGAGATAATGTTAGACTTTGAGAATATCACATCCTTCAAGGTGGCTTGTGAAGCTATTAATCTTAATTATAATGATGCTATTTTTATTGTAAATTATACAAATAAAATTAGTAAAGCTTCTGCTGCAATGTTCAAGCTGAATATCATCAGAAAGGCACTTAATTTAGGTCAGGGTTTACATTTTGCAAAAAACCCAGAAAACTCTTACATCTATCATCCTTACAATCCACTTATAACTGAAGATTCTGATTATTATAAATCTGAGTTATTCTCAGGTCAAATGGAGGTAATAGGTAAGGTTAGAATTGAAGGAACTTTATATAAAGTTCTTGGTGGTGACTCTTTTATTGGTACTACTGGCTTGGGTTGTTTCAGTTCTTTCTATGGTACATGTAGTGCTGATACTGGTATCGGGTTTCTAGGTTGTGCATCTAAAAAGATTGCTCAGCATTTTGGAAAATACTTTGGAATGCTTATAACTGAAGCCAAATATGGTGACATGGTAGACTTTGAAATTATTTAGTACAACGTTATTAACAAAAAAAAACAAAATGGAAAAGAAAAATGAAAATGTCCTTGATAGAAAACTCAGGGATTGTGACTTTGAGAATGTTGCAGTAGCCATCGAAGGTGGCAAGGAGTCTAAGTCATTGAAATATGCTGAACTTGTAGAGAACTTAGTGTCTCAACTTAAAGGGAAGGATGTTCATGCTGTTGTTGAAATTATTTCAACAATTGGAATCTTATTAGATGTCAAGGAAGTGGCAGCTATGATGGAGTGCTTTAAGATGCTCATGCTCAAGAAAATGACAAAAGAATTGCTCAATAAAGCTGAAAGAGAAGAGAGTACTACACAAGATGTAATAGCTGCTCTTATGCTCAAAGCAATCATGGAGAAAGATTAACTCTTTTATATACAATGAATGAAATCAAAGTAAGTGTAAGCATTATACTTCGAGGAAGTATTCTGCTTACCCAAGAGGAGGCTGAAACTCTTGAGAAAGAACAGCCAAAGAGTGGTTTTGAGAAGCATACTCAAGTAGTAGAAAACCCAAATGGGAAAGACAAGCAGGTTATACACTATCAGACTAGAAAGTGTAGAACTGCCAGTCAATCTGTGAAGATATGCAAGGAAGCATATTTTCACATGATTGACAAATCTGCTTGCCCTGAATGGGAAAAGATGAACAAGTGGACTTCCAAGAGCAATAAGGAGAGACTTGAATCTCACTTGCAGAAACTTACTGAGCATCTTGGGGGAATTTCATTTACCTATAAGGTGTTTGAAGACTAAGAAACCACAGAGGAGGATGAAGCATAGCCTTTGTCCTCCTTTCTTTTTGCAACCTATTTAATTAGTAACTAAAATGCTTAGATATGTGTGGTATAATAGTATTAGGAATAATTATATTCTTCCTAATTATAAAGATACTACTTAGGTATAAACCAAGGTTTGACTTAGTAATATCTGGTAACGGATTTATATTATTATTGTGGTATAATAAATATGATGATAACAATATAAAGAAAAGAGTTTACATAAAACTATTTTGACTATGCTGGAATTTGAATTAAAGAGAGGCAAGAGAGGTAAGAGGTCAAGATGGTCTAAGAAATATCCAAGGAAGAGAATATCCCATAGAGGGGATGAGAAATATGCTCATTGGTTTCCTTATAATTGGGCAGATGATAAATATACCTATCTTTGTGGTGATATTGAAAAGTTTCTTATGGCAAATCTGTCCAGACCTGTAGATAAGGTATTCTCTGAGTTCTTGCAAAGATGCAGAAAAGGGACTGAGATATATAATCTTAGGGAGAAGTTCTACAATATGTTCAAGAACAAAGAGGATATAAAATATGGAGGTGGATTTTATCTAAGTAATGGTATAATCAACTTCAAGAAAGGAAAACCTCGCCATTTGTTATAGAATAGGAGACTAAAGTCTCACTGACTAAAAATCAACATAAGTTTAACAAAAAAAAAAGCATGAAAACAATTTTAGTAGTTTATACTAATACTGCTCTAACAGCGAAGCAGATTAGTGACAGAAAGATGCAGAAGTATGTCTTTAGGACTGAAGAAGACTTCAAAGAGGGAGACTTGATTGAGTCAAAGGCATATTCAAGCAAGATGCAGGTAGTTGATGTCATTGACAATGACTACAAATATTATAACTCTTCCACTGGTGAGCTGAGGAATGACATCAACTCAACTAGATGCTATCCTATCAAGAAGATAGTACTTAGGGAGGACGATGAACTCACTGTGTATGCTGCAAAATGCAATGCGGAATAAAGTTATTTATGGATTATTACTAAAAGTATATGGAGCAAAAAGCGTTTAACATAATTATCTCTATTGCAGTGCTGGCAATGGGATTTATCCTTTGCATGGACCATGGGAAGGAGAAAGAGGAAAAGCCTCCTGAAGTGAAAGTAGACTCTTTTGAGTATAGGCGAGACTTTCATAGTAAATCTCCAGAAGATGGATTGATGGAAGCATTAATATACTATGAGGTGCAACATCCTCAAATAGTATATGCACAAGCTCTTATTGAGACTGGTAACTTCAAGTCCAATTTATGCCTGAATAATAATAATCTGTTTGGACTTTATAATAGTAGCAGGGGCAGGTATCATAGATTTGACCATTGGACAGAGTCTGTGATAGCCTATAAGGTTTTCATCCAACGCAGATATAAACCCCCGGAAAACTACTATAAGTTCCTGCAAAGAATAGGATATGCAGGAGACCCTAACTACATTAGTAAACTAAAGAAAGTTGTAAACAAGAATGACACGAGAAGAAGTGAATAACTTGGCTTTATCTGAAATAGATAAAACTAAGTATCTGATACTGGAGCTTATCACTGGGTATGGCAAGACCAAAGTAGCAATAGACCTCATTAATCACATATGTGATAGGGTATTCAAGAATGATGAAAGTCCTACTACTATACTTATCCTTGTGGCAAAGACTGTACATAAGCAGACTTGGAAGGATGAGATTGAGGAATGGGGAGGTATCAAGTCTGACTATATTACCATTGAATGTTATGAGTCACTAAAGAACTATGAGAACTCATACTTTGATGTAGTAGTGGCAGATGAGATGCAGCATTTGTCAGAAGCAAGAATTGATGTATTGGAGACTATTCATATCAGTGAGTCTTTCATTGGATTGTCTGCCACCATTAAGAGAGACATGAGGGATTATTTTATCTACAACCACAAGGCTGAGGTTATTAAGTGTGACCTCAAGGAAGCTGTAGAGGATAAAGTATTGTCTGAGCCTACAGTATATCTGCTGCCTTTGACTTTGGACACTACTAATTATACTTACAAGGCTAAGAAGTTTGGTCGTGATATAATCACTACTCAGAAAGGTTATTATGATAGTGTCTCTTCACTTATAAAGTGGTACAAGAATAAGTACTCTGACTCAAGAAATGAGAGGATAAAGAACTTATGGCTTTCAACAGCAGGCAAAAGGCTGAAGTGGTGTGCTGAACAGAAAGAAGCTCTAGTATTATCTCTTCTTGACAAGTTCAGGAATTACAAGACTTTGACTTTCTGTAGTGGTATTGAGCAGTCAGAGAGGTTAGGTAAATACAATATCACCTCGAAGAATAAGGCTTCTGTAAAGAACCTTGAAATGTTTAATTCTAATAAGATTAAGCATATAACTGCTTGTAACATTCTCAATGAGGGTGTAAATCTGACTAATTGTAGGATAGGCATATTCTGCAACCTGAATAGCTCAGAGATTGTAGTCAAGCAAAGAGTAGGACGTATTCTTCGTCATAAATCTCCTATTATCATTATTCCCTACTTCAAGGATACTAGGGAAGAAGAGTTAGTAGAGAAGATGACTGAGGAGTATAATCCTGAGCTTATTCATGTAGTAGAGAATGCAAATGATATAAAGATATAGAAATTATGACGAAACTAACTGATGTGGCATGCAAAAAGCATGGTTTGCTACTTAGTGAGGGCATAGCTTTACTTGCTATTAGCACTACCACTGAGGATACTTACAAGTCATTGGTGGATAGAGGGCTAATTACTAAAGCTAATGGTACTATGCAATCTTTGAATAGGAAGTATAGTGCTACTGAAAAAGGTATAACCTTGGCTGATGAGCTAATTGCTGATAGTGAAGAGAGTATAGCTACCAAGGAAGATGGCATCAAGGAACTCGCTGACAAACTTAGAAGTATATATCCTGAGGGTAAGATGGCTGGTACATCCTACTACTACAGATGTAATAGAGCTGATATAGTCAGAAAGCTCAAATCTTTCTTTAGGAGATATGGAGAATATACTCCTGAGCAGATTATAGAAGCCACTCAAAGGTATGTGGACTCTTTTAATGGCAATTATACTTATCTCCGCCTCTTGAAGTACTTCATTTGGAAGGATGAGAATAAAGACGGAGAAGTATTGTCAATATCACAATTGGCAGATTGGATTGAAAATAAAAATGAGGCAAATGCTACTAATCCAGATTGGGTAACACAATTAAAATAATATGAATTTAAGAGAAAGAGTTATTGCCAATCTTGAAGAAAGAAGGCAACGAATCCTAGATGGGCAGCTTAATTGCATTCCATCTCCTTTCAAGAGATTCAGTGAAGATTTCATTGGTATTGAGCAAAGTTGCTATTACACCATAACTTCTTTTACTAAGGGAGGTAAATCTCAATTCACTTCCTATACTTTTATCTACAAGCCTCTCATGTTCTGCTATTTTACTAAGGCAGATATTGACATCAAGATATTGTATTTTCCTTTGGAGGAGACTCCTGAGAGGATTATGCAAAGATTTATATCTTGGTTACTATTTGACTTCAGTAAGGGCAAGATAAGAGTTAGCCCAAGAGAGTTAAGGAGTACTGTCTCTCCAGTATCTGAGGAAGTCTTGAATATAATCAACAGCGAGGAAATCCAAGACATACTTAAGTATTTTGAGGAGCATGTAATCTTCCCTGAAGAAGCTGCAAATCCTACAGGAATATATAAGTACTGTAAGAATTATGCAGAGGAGCATGGTACAGTATATACTAAGACTGGTCAGTATAAGGATGAGTTTGGCATAGTACAGAGCAGACAAGTGTTTGACAGGTATGAGCAAGATAATCCTAATGAATACAGACTGATTATCATAGATACTATCAACCTTATAGATACTGAAAGAGGAATGGCTATCAAGCAATCTATGGATAAGCTAAGTGAGTATTGTGCCAAATATCTCAGAAACAGGTATAACTATTCTCCTGTCATTATTCAACAACAAGCATTTGACCAAGAGGGCAATGAGGCTTTCAAGATTGGTAGGGTAAGACCTTCTGTTGCTGGATTAGGAGATAGTAAGTACACTTCAAGAGATAGTAATGTGGTTCTTGGATTGTTTTCACCATTTAGATTTGCATTAAAAGAGTATGAGGGATATGATATATCCAAGTTTAAGGATAATATTAGATTCCTTGAAATGATTGTGAATAGAGATGGTGAGATGGGAGGACTATGCCCATTATTCTTTGATGGTGCAGTATGTCACTTTGAAGAACTCCCAAGGCCAGACAACAGTGGTGAAATATCTAAAGTATATGACTATCTAAAACACATAAGAGGTGTAGCAGCTAAGTCATTTTGTAGTTATGGAATGAAGAAAAGGAAAAAGAGCTTGCATAATACTGGACTATTTAGTAAATTCGCAGCCCTTTTCAAGTGAAAGTAACATTATAAAACAAAAACAATGGCAAAAATTCTAGTTTTAGCAAAATCAGGCTTCGGAAAAACTACCTCCTATTGTGGTAGGGAAAAGTTGGGAATTAAGGGCCTTGACCCAAAGGAAACCTATATCATTCAGTGCATTGGTAGAGGTGTTCCCAATCCCAATTTCAAATTGATTGAGGGTAGCATTGGAGTGGATAATGTAGGAAAGCCTACTCAGAAGCTCACAAATGCAAATGCCCTTGCTACAGGTAATAGAGTTCAAGTAGATGGGCTTACAGGGCTTGACAGATTTGCAGCAGTAGCTGAGATTCTGAACATCTTGAAGAAAGCTCCCTACAAGAATATCATCATTGATGATTTCAATTACCTTGCCCAAGACTTTTATATGGCAAATGCCATGAAAGGTGGGTGGGATACCCCTAAGCAGATTGGCTATGGAATGGGCTTAGTATTTGATGCTTTCAAGGGATTTCCTGAGGATAAGAATATTATCTGCTGTGCCCATTATGAGGAGTATAAGGATAAAAATGGAGACTCCATTTCCTATAAGTTCAAGACCACTGGAAAGATGGTTGATGACTATATCACTCCTGAGGGTAAGTTTGATATTATCCTCTTTGGAAAGGTAGGATATGACCCTGAAAACAAGAAGCCTATCAAGCATTTTGTGAAAGAATTTGATGGTGAATATCCTGCTAAAGATAGTCTTGGTGCATTGGATGACCTTCCTGATGAGATTCCTAATGACTTATCTATAGTAGTAGACAAGTTAAGGGAAATCTATGGATAGGAATGAGACTATAGAATTATCAAGGTTGGCTGCCTTTGATAAAGTGCCTATACCTAAGGCACTTAAAGCAATCACAGACTATTGTCTTGAAAAGGGTAAATCAGATATTGGCATCTCAGTACTGAAAGAGTACTTGGCAAGAGATGTTGTTATGCTAGGGTCCTGCCTAAATCAAGCCTTAGAATACTTTGAAAGAAAGTTTGTGATATGCAAGCTATGGAGTGCTCCCATAAATAATGCGGGGCAAAGAAAGTTATTACAAATCTTTTAATATAAGAAAATATGAAGACATTAACAGTAAGACAGTTTGCAGGTGTAAAAAGAATTGCACAGAATGTTAATCCTTTGGTAGTAAAGAAGAATAAGATTGCTGCCGAGATTGATAAACTCAATGCAGAGTATGATGCTCTGACTGAGGAGATTGAGGGACATGAGATGGGTGTCAAGGCTCTGACTAAAGGCTTCACTAGTGAGGACTTAGTTGTCAAGAGGGTAGAAGATACTGGTAAGGTTGATAAGGATGGTAAGCCTATCAAGGTAACTAAGTATGAGCCTAAAGAAGGTGTTGTGGTATTCAATGAGGAAGCTAATGTGTATGAGATTCACGCAGAAGAGCCTGAACCTGAACCTGAAGCTGTTGCTCCTGATACAATAGATGATACTGAGAAGGCTCCTGAAGCTGTAGTAGAAGTCAAGGTAAATGCAGAGTCTTCTTTCCCTGACAACCTTCCTTACTAAAAAAAACAAGAGAAAATTTACAAGAAGTAGAATTAAACAAGTTAAATAAAATGAAGAAGAATATTGGTTTTAATTTCATGGCCTTTAGTAAAGGAGCAGTATCTACTGAAGGTAATACAGTGAAGAGATATGTAGGTGTAGCACCTGTATTTGTGCTCGGTGTAAATCCTAATAAGGAGGAACTTGAAAAGCTGTATAATACCCAGCTTGAAAATGCTCCTGAGTATCTCAGTGAAGTTGAAGTAGGTGAGGACAAGCACAAAGTTCCTAATGTGAGAATTGATTTCATTGTCAAGACTGATGCTGAGAAGTGTGGTGGCATTGAGTTTACTACCAAGGTGTCTTTCTTCATCAGAAAAGAGCCTAGGGTAAAAAAGGATGGCAGTAAGATACAAGTAATTGATAAGTATAGCAGGACTGCTTGGGTAACTAAAGAGCAGTACAAGAACAAGGAGATTCCTGTATATGCTAATGGCCCTGCAAACATTGACAAGGACTATAGAGCTTGTTTCCATGGAGAGGAAGAGCTTACCAACTTCATTAAGGCATATCTTAACATTCCCAATGTGATGAAGTATGTCAATGGGAAGTGGGTTATGGGTGATAATCTTGACCTTTGTGAAGCAAGACTTGAGCACATTGAGGATTACTTCAAAGGTGATTTCAGCGAGCTTAGGGGAGCTATTGCTCTTCAACCTACCAATAAGGTTAAAGTGCTATTTGGTGTGAGAACCACTGATGACAATAAGCAGTATCAAGCTGTCTATACTCAGATGTTCTTGAAGAACAACATTACTGATTACAGTAAGTTGGATGCAAACTTGCAGGAAAGAAAGGCTGCTGGTGCTTATCCTACTACTGAGTTCATTGTAGGAGACTTGAAGGAGTATAACGTTGAAGCTACTGACCTCAGCAACTCTGGCTCAAGTGATATGCCTTTCCCTAAGGCAGAAGAGTCCTCTCCTTGGGACTTTGGAAAATAAGTAGTAAACTCTCTCAAAAAAAAAAAAGTATGTCTGTCAGTAAAGGTGAATCTTCTGTTACTTTAAGTGACATTCTAGAGAAGACAACAGAGGCAAATATTCTGTCATTCTATCTAGGAGTCACTGAAATTCCTTGTATTATACATAGTCCTCTTAGGAAAGATAACAGGCCATCATTTGGCCTGTACTCCTCTAATGGAAAAAGGATATATTTTGTAGACTTTGCAACCAAGGATAGAGGAGGTGTATTTGACCTCCTTTGTCAGATGTGGGGATGCAACTACAGAGAAGTCCTAACAAGGATAAGCAAGGATATGCCAAAGCTCTGCTCCATAGGAACACCTGATGTCCATAAACATATTCCATGTGCTGTGAGAAGTACCATTGAATGCAAAAAGAGTACTGACTTACAATGCAAAGTCAGAGATTGGACATCTTATGATATTGAATATTGGAAATCCTATGGAATAAGTCTTGATTGGCTGAAGTATGCAGAAGTTTATCCCATATCACATAAAATTATCATTAAAGATGGTCATAGATATGTGTTTGGGGCTGACAAATATGCTTATGCTTATGTAGAACACAAGGAAGGTAAAGTTACTCTAAAGATATATCAACCTTTTAATAAGAATGGTTATAAATGGAGTAACAAGCATGACAACTCTGTGATAAGCCTGTGGACTAAAGTACCTGAATATGGGGAGCAAATTTGCATCTGTTCTTCATTGAAAGATGCTTTATGCCTGTGGGCTAATACAGGGATACCATCTCTTGCTATCCAAGGTGAGGGATATAGGATAAGTGATACTGCAATTAGTGAACTGAAAAGAAGATACAAACAAATCTTCATTTGCTTGGATAATGATGAGCCAGGATTAAAAGATGCTCAGAAGTTAGCTGAGGAAACAGGGTTTACTAATGTAGTATTACCATCCTTTGATGGAGGAAAAGACATTTCTGACCTTTTTAAGGCTAAAGGAAAAGAAGAGTTCCTCAAAATTATTAAGCCTTTATTTAAAATCAAAGTAATAGATGATGATTGGGATGATTTACCCTTCAAAGTCTATTAAAAAGAAAAACCAAGTAAAAATTAAAACATTATGGAAACTCGTAAAATCACTATCGTTTCAACTAAGAGTCAATCTAAGAAAGTTATCATGTCTTCTGCTACTACTCTTGCAGAACTGAAGTCTGACCTGAGACAGAATGGCATTGACTATGAAGGTATGTCCTTCTTTGAAGGTACTTCTAAGGTAGAGCTGAAAAATGATGCTTCTGTTCTTCCTCATGATGTACCTTGGAAGGGTACTGTTACCAATGAATTGGTATTCATGCTCACCAATACTAACAAGAAAATTAGGTCTGGTGCAATGAGCAGAATGGAGGCATATGCTGAAATCAAGAGAATGGGTCTTCAAGATGCTTGCCTTAAGAAGTTTGGGAAGAACTTCACTATGTGTAAAACTGCTGACCTTATTGCATTGGTACAACAGAGACAGAGTAATAGTGCTGCAAAGCCTGCTCCTGCTGCTCCTAAAGCTGAGGCTAAGAATGAGGAAAAGGAGGAAACACCTGTAGCACCTGCAAGTAATGGTGAGTGTGTTGATATTGTAGCAAGAGTTGCTATCGATAGGCTAGTGAAGATTCTTGGGAGCAATGGCACAATTGAGGATTATGAGAAAGAGGAGGTGATTAGGACTCTTGAGAGTAAGGTTCTAGCAGTAAGTGGTGCACCTTCTGAGGAGTATAAGCCTAAGTCAGCTTCTCCTTACTCTGATGATGAGATTGATGATATGTTTAATGACATGGAAATCTAAGGGCAAAAAAAAAATATGTAATGGTAGGCAGGAGATATAATATCTCCTCCTACTTTTTTTTTTACATGAGTATGAGTGAAGAAAATATTAAGCGATTTAATGAAAGTGTACATACACTCTATAATGCTATAATGGATAAACCTCTTCAAGTGCTTGGCATATTCAATGACTTCTTTGGAGCAGACAAAGTTGATATGCAGGGTGTTTGGAATGAAGATAGACTAAGGTCTTGGCTTGAAGTAGAGCCTATTACTTCATATCTCGATAGGGATAATTCAAATGTAACATCTAGTGAATGGGATACATATCATACTAAGAGTATAATGGATTTGTCTCAAAGTGAACTTGAATGGGCACTTTCATCATTATCTTGTAGAGATACAATAGAAGATATTGTTAGTAGCAAGTTCAACAATATGTTTATCCTTGTGCATTTTCCACATGTAAGGATTACTAATGAGCATGATAGATATGTAGATATTAACCATCTATGGGCTAAGATTAAAATAACATCTGAGGGCACTATGAATGGTAATTTTACTCTCAATAGGTCTGAATACCAAGCTATTCACTTTATGAGTAACTATATGCACAGTCATGTAAGTAGCATTCCTAAAGATGACCTTACTAGGTTTATGAGTCCCTGCACTGGAGATGGGCCTATCAATAGTACTATATCATCTTTATATAGAGAATTTGATAGTGACCTTTGGCAGTTATTCTGTCTTGAACTCAGTAAGTATGTTACTGTGGAATCTATTTCAGGAAGACCTTATCATTATCTTGAAAAAATAGGTACTGGTAATATGGATACAGGAGTATCTTCCTTTATTGCATTTGATAATCCTACTAGATACTGGGATTCTTCTAATGCAGCACTAGACAGGTTAAGAAAGTTTGTCAAGTACTTTGTTCAAGGAAATCATTTGAAGTTTAACTATGTGAATGGCTCCTATTCCATAGGAATGTCTTTCATAGAGTATATAGTGCTGATTAGCAATGAATTTATTAAATGGTACAATAGGCAATTCAATGATAAGAAAATGACTACTACTCTTGAAAGCCTAGAAAGAACCCATGTAGTTAGAGAATGTATTATTAGCAATGGTAAAATCTACTATGATAGCAGCAGAAACAATATCAATGTCCTTTCTTCTTATATAGGAAAGAAAGTTTGCACTTTCAAAGGAGTGAAGATTACCCTTAGCATAACAGGCATATCTGAGGTAAATGCTGAGAACAAGAGTATCATACTTGACCCTCAGACTGCATTATTTATATTAAATCAAATCCTCAAAGTATTAAATTATAGATATGGAAGGAAAACAGCTAACCATGCAGAGTACCAAATTGGTACAGAAGTTAGGTACATATAATTATAAGCTGGTTATACCAGCCGAAGTTGAGAGAAAAATAAGATTTGCCTGCCAAAGAGTATGGAATACAGAGTGGTCAGGCACATTATTTTTTACACATGAAGGTTCATTTGAAAATAATGACCTTGTAATAAGATGTGTGGATATTTACATTATGGATATTGGTACTCAAGCCTATACAGAGTTTGATATGAATCCTGATGTAATAGCATATATGTGTGAACATTCAGAGCTACTTGATTGTCAAATGGGCCTTATCCATTCTCATAATAACATGTCTACTTTCTTTAGTGGCACTGATACTGCTACCTTGAAGGAAGAGGGCAGAGATAGGAACAACTTTGTATCTCTCATTGTGAACAATGAAGGAAGCTATACAGCTGCTATCACTAGAAGAGTGAAAAGTAAGAGTGTGAAAGAGTCTGTATCCTATGAGTTCTTTGGAGATGGTGAAAAGCATGATACCAAGGAGTATGTGTCTGAAGAGAATGAGATTGAGTGGTTCTATCTCAACATAGTCAAGGAAGGAGATACCTTTTCCTTTCAAGACATGGATGTTAGGTTTGAGGAAATCAAGAAGAGGAAAGCTGAGAAAGCTAAAGAGGCTGAAATGGCTAGGAAACAAACTTCTCAGGTTACTTCATATAGACCTTCAACTGTTATAAATTCTTATGGCACAAAAGCAGGGTCTGCCAGCACTATGGCTAGTAAAAAGACTATTGGTCAAACATCACTCTTTGATGGCGTAGATGATTGGGATTCTGATAACTTTGATATACCATATGGTACATCTAAATTTGATAGGAACACCATCAGACAGCTTACTTTGCAGTTGATTACTGGTAGTATTATCATACCTAATGATAGTAAGATTGACATCAAGAAGTGGGCAGCCTCTATGCCTGCAATGTATCAGAAGAGATTTGGCAAAGGAGAAGAAGGCATGAAGCTCTTTGAGTTGTGGGCAGATACATATACTGAGTTCCTCTGTTGGTATGCAACAGATAGCAAACTTGAAGCTCAGGGTATGGATGATACTGAGATATGTGCTGTATGTGCCTATGATATGATTGCAGAATTAACTAAACTCCCTGAGAATGAATATATCAAGGGGTATATTGATGCACTTCAGAAATACTTAATATTATGAATGAAGAAGTAACAATTCCACAAGAAGCAACTGAGGCTTACAATTCCCTCATGGAAATTCTCAATGAGAATAATGTTCGTGAATATAATGAGGTAGGATATGCTGACCTTAGCACCTTCAATGGTGTCCTTAATAATATTAGAATGGGCCTCATTGTCTCTCTTAACATTATTGGTTTGGATGGTGTACCCAATACCTATAAAATTTCATATTGTAGCACTGAAGGTGTAACAGGTATAATTTTTGTCAATGAACACTTCAAAAGTTTAGTTGAAGAAGCTTGGGCTATAAGGACGGGTAACTCTGTAGAAGATGGTAGTGACAGCATTAGCTTTGAACTTTCAGAGGAAGAACAGGCTATCCTTGACCAAGCTGTAGAAGATGCACATCAAGAGATACCTACAAACTCTGCAACTTTGCTTGTAGACGAAGCTACTAGTAGATTCAGTTCTGCTATATGGTATGAGAAGATACGGGAAAAGACTATTGTTCTTGCAGGTGTAGGAGGTATTGGCAGTTATGTGGGATTCCTGCTTGCAAGAATGAAACCTGCCTCTTTGTTCATTTATGACAATGATATAGTAGAAGCTGTCAATATGTCAGGCCAGCTATATAGTCGAAATGATATTGGAGTTACTAAGGTAGCTGCCCTTGCAAACATGGTCAAGGATTATGCTGACTATGGTAGTGTGTTTGCCATAGCTGAAAGATTCACTCCTGAATGTGAACCTACAGATATTATGATTTGTGGGTTTGACAATATGGAAGCTAGAAGAGTATTCTTCACAAAGTGGGCTGAGCATGTTCATAGTAAACCTGAGGAGGAAAGAGCTAATTGTCTATTCATTGATGGAAGACTTGCAGCTGAAGAATTTCAAGTTCTCTGTATCAAGGGAGATGATTTGTTCAACATTGATAGGTATCAGAAGGAATACTTGTTCACTGATGCAGAAGCTGATGAGACTATTTGTTCTTATAAACAAACTACTTTCTGCGCAAATATGATTGCATCTTATATAGTTAATCTATTTGTAAACTTCTGTGCTAATCAGTGTGAACCTCTCATTGACAGAGACCTGCCATTCCTTACTACATATAATGCAGAAACAATGTATCTTAAAACCGAAGCATAATGGAATTTTCAGCTAGATTTATACGTGAAATGACTAGGCCATTTTACGATGCCCAGCCTCTCCGCTTTAATTCAAGGGATACAAGTAATCCTATTACTCTTGATAGTAATAATATGTTCAGTAAAAGTCTTGTTGTAGATACTACAGGAGACAATATTGAAATACCCTCAATTGCTAGGACATATTACGAAAACATTATCCGTGATAATTTGATTCATAGTAATGTAAGGGTAGAGAGAATTATACTGCCTCTTTATACAAGCGGTAATAGTCAAAGTAGAAGAACTTTTGATGGTATCATGAGAGAGTTCTTCTGCAAACCACCCCTTAACCAAAGAGTGCTAAAGGTTACAACTAATAAAGGTGATACTTATTATGGTGGATATGGCCTTATATTAGATGAGGAGTTTAATCCTCTCCTAATGTGTGGACTAAAGGCCAGAAAGGTGATATCAGAACATGGTGATGATGCAGAAGTTGTACATATACAATACTATAGAACTATCTGTCATGTTAGTCCTGTAGTATTTACAGAGCCTGACAAGTTAATTAATAAGGGCATCATAAAGAAGCTGATTCCTCTATATACCACTATGGACACAACTTTTCCAAATGTCAGTGTTGGCACTTCAAATAGCCCTGATAGTAGGAAAGTAGAAGTGATTATAGATGATTTCAGCAAGTTCTTCATTTCCCCTATTGTACCTACTCCCAGTAAGTGCAGTAATGATGCACTTAATAAGTGTCTGAATGATAACATAGAAGACATTCTGTATCTAATATGACAGTAGAAGAATATTTTGGGGATTGGGTTCATGTCTTTGACATGAAGGAACTCCACAAGGTGATGTATAAGTTAAGAGTGGAATATCAGAGAAAGAAGATATGTCCTGCTCAACCTGATGTATTTAGAGCCTTTGAGTTATGTCCCCTTAAAGACTTGAAAGTAGTTATGTTGGGGCAAGACCCCTATCCCCAAAAGGGAGTTGCTACTGGCATACTATTTGGAAATAGGGCTGATGTGCAAGAGAAAAATTTATCTCCATCTCTACAAATCGTTAAAGAGGCAGCTATAAATTTTGAGATTCCAAAGAATAGTTGTATCTTTGACCCCACTTTGGAGAGTTGGGCAAAACAGGGAATATTAATGATAAATTCTGCTCTCACAGTAGAAATGAATAAGGTTGGTTCTCATGCGATGATATGGAGACCATTCACAATTGCTTTATTAAAACACTTATCAGAGTGTGAGACTGGCATTATTTATGTTCTATTTGGGAGACAGGCTCAAACATTCAAGCCCTACATTAACAAACAGTTCAATAACATTCTTGAAATTGAACATCCAGCATACTATGCAAGGCTCAATAAGAGGATGCCATCTGAATTGTTTGCTACTATAAGTAATATGTGTAAAGACAAATATGGAGTACCAATTAAATGGTACCAAGAGTGTTAAACAATAAAAACAAAAAGACAATGAAAAAGTTCTATTTGAAGAATGGTAAAGAAGTGAAGATTGGTGACACTATCACCAAAGTAACCAAGGATAAATGTTGTCCATTTGGTGGAGGCATTGTGGTAGAAAGTATAGTAGTTTGCGAGAAAACCTTGCCTGAACTGATTGAGAGGGGTATTATTATTACCTCACCTGGCTCTGATTTTGATGTGGACAAGGTTAAGCCTGCTGAGTCACATATGAATCTTCACTACTATGTTGAAAAGCTGGCAAAGAAACTTAACTGGAAGGTAGAGAAAATGTATAACTACCTCAATACCATTGATAGTGTGTATCCTGCTGCTGCATTCTCCATGATACTCAGAGAAGTAGCTATTGAGCTTGACAAGAAGTATGAAGACCACATTGAGAAGAGTCCTGAAATCTATGTAATCTCCATGTTTGATGGAAAGATTACCAAGGCTAACAAGGCTCACATTAAGAACTACAGAAACTTTGCAGCATTTAGGTCTGTTGAAGATGCCAAGACAGCTTGCAGCATTGTAAGAGAAATCCTTAAAGAACTATTCAAAAGTGGCAAATAAGAAAATTAGAAATGCTACACAGAGCAGTTCTGAGGGTATAACATTCAAATCCCAGTTGGAGAAGAGTATATATGATACTCTTCTTCAACAGGGGTTTACTCCTCAATATGAACCAATTACTTTCACTTTGTGGGATGGTTTTGCTCCTATTACTCCTTTTTATGATAAGGAAACTGATAAACAAAATCAGAAAAGAGCTGAACTTCTAGGTAAGAAAGTGCCTAAGATACTTGTAAAAAAGGAGGGAAAAGTTATAGGTATTAGATATAAACCAGACTTTTACTTCAATTATAATGGCTTGGATGTTTATATTGAGGCTAAAGGAATTGAAAATGATGTCTTCTATATCAAGAAGAAGATGTTTATAAAGTATCTTGATGATGTATTGGTTAGTACTGGAAGGAGGTCTATATACTTTGAAGTTTACACCAAGGGACAGCTCTTACAGGCAATAGAAATAATTAAAGACTATGCAACAGAATGTAATTCACAAACTGATACAGCAAGCTAATAAATTGCCTGTATTGGAATATGACCCTAATCCTATTATCTTCAAGGATAATGTGGATGCTACTATAAGAGAGGTAAAACAAAGACTTGGGATTTTACAGACTCTTAAGGCAGAAATAGATTACCGATTAACTTTAACTCATGCAGATGATGAAGAGTTTACGTGATATTTCATGGCAAGTAAGTGAAAAGGGGTATAGGGCAGACCCTGCACTTAGCTACTCTACTCTTGCAAGATATGAAAGGGAGGGGTTTAATAACTTGGATAAGCTATTTGACAGGATAGAAACCCCCTCCCTTACCTTTGGCTCTGCTGTAGATTCTATCATTACAGGTGGGCAAGAGGAGTTTGATGAAAGGTTCATGGTAGCTGAGTTTCCCTCAATGCCTGACTCTATTGTAAAGATAATAAAATCTTTGTATAAACAATATGCTGGAACATATAGGAGCCTGCTTAATATACCTGATAGTTCAATTATTAGAGAAACTGAAGACCAAAACTATCAAATGAATTGGAAACCTGAAACAAGGGCTAAAGTTATCAGAGAGAAAGGTACTGACTACTATAATCTATTATTTGTAGCAGGTGATAGGTGTATCATAGATACTCAGACTTATCAGGATGTAGTTAATGCAGTTAGGGTATTGAAGGAAAGTAGCTCTACCAAGTTATACTTTGCAGATGACAATCCCTTTGAGCCTGATATTGAAAGATTATATCAGTTGAAGTTTAAGGGAGAGTTTGATGGTATAACCTATAGAAATATGGCTGACTTAATTATAGTCAATCATAAAGAGAAATGGGTTAAACCTGTAGATTTGAAAACAAGTTCCCATACAGAGTGGGACTTTTATAAGTCCTTTGTAGATTGGAGATATGATATTCAAGCCAGACTATATTGGTCTATTATAAGACAAAATATGGATAAGGATGAGTACTTCAAAGACTTCAAGCTGCTTGACTATGATTTCATTGTAGTCAATAAGAGGACTTTAACTCCTCTTGTATGGAACTGTCCCTTTACTCAAGCACAAGGTACATTGAGATTTGGTAATAATTCTCAAATTGAAATGAGGAGTCCCTTTGAGATAGGAAAGGAGCTTAATTCCTATCTCACTTCTAGACCAAAAGTGCCTATGGGAATTAATGAGACTGGTACTAATAATTTAAGAGATTGGTTAAATAAACTATGAGTGGTTGTAGCAGTGGACAAGCAGGTAGTCAATTTTGTGATTCTTGTAGTGACTACTCCTGTAGTAGTAATCCCCACTATATATCTTCTTACCCAAATGAAGAGTATGATATATACGAGGGAGTAGAACATCTAAAAGGGGTTAAAGCCCAAACATTCCTATAGTAGATATAAAAGAGGAGACCCAGAATCAAATTAGAAAATTATGGGACAATTTTGATAATCTTTAATTGTTATAATTATGCAGGTAATAAAAAGAGACAAAAGCAAAGAAGAATTTGACATCAGTAAGATTAATAGAGCTGTAAGAAAAGCCTTTGAGTCTTGTAATAAGAAGATGCCTCAATATCTTGGAGATATGATTCATGCCCTATTTAGTACCTTGGAAGGAGATACAATAGGTATTGAAGAAATCCAAAATAAAGTTGAGGATATACTTATGAATGAGAAGCACTTTGATGTAGCAAAGAGTTATATCATTTATAGAAATAAACATGAAGAGTCTAGGTTCATTAGAGGAAGAATTGATTACATGTCTAACTATGAAGATTCTGATGATAATGCTGCTAGTTCTTCAGAGACTGACCCTAATGCTAATGTAACTCAGAAGAATGTTGCCAATCTTGATGGAGAAGTTTATAAGGTAGAGAATAGAATTATTCAGAGACAGAGAATGAAGGATGAACTTAATGTCCTTTACCCAGAGGTGGCAAAGCAATATAAGATAGATGTTGAGAATCATATAATCTATCCTCATGATGAAGCTAGTGTGCCTACTTTGAAGTTCTATTGTCAAGCAGATTCTCTTTACCCACTTATGACAGAAGGTGTAGGTAATATAGATGGTATAACACCCTCCCATCCTAATGATTTACCATCATTTAGTGGACAAATAACTAATCTTGCCTTCTTACTTTCTTCCCAATGTAAAGGTGCAGTAGCCTTTGGAGAATATTTCATTGTTCTAAACTATTACATTATTGCAGAGTTTGGAGATAAATGGTATGAGAAGCTTGATTGTGTTGTAACAAATTCTCATTGTAAGGTTCAAAGGACGGTCAGAGATATAATAGAGAAAGCTTTCAAACAGTTTATCTATGGTGTTAATCAGCCTGCTGGTAATAGGTCCTATCAGAGTCCATTTACAAATGTGTCTTATTATGACCATACATACTTCAGTTCACTGTTTGGAGAGTTTTACTACCCTGATGGAACTAAGCCTGAGTGGGCTGCAATTAATGTTCTTCAGAAGATGTTTATGAAATTCTTCAATAAACTTAGAACCAAGAAGATTTTGACCTTCCCTGTTGAAACATTAGCAATGGTTCATGATGGCAAAGATATTATAGATAAGGAATATAAGGACTTCTGTGCAGAAATGTATGCAGAAGGACACTCATTCTTTACTTATATTTCAGATAGTGCTGATAGTCTTGCATCATGCTGTAGATTGAGAAATGAATTTACAGAGAATACATTTAATCCTACATCAGGCCTTACTGGTGTTATGACTGGTAGCTGTCATGTTATTACTCTTAATATCAATAGGATTGTTCAAGATTGTGATAGATATTATAATGGTGAATTACATCCTAATGAAGATGGTAGCCCAAGTAAACATTGGAAAGGACAAGTACTATGGAAATGTACCTTTTATCCTCTCCTCAAAGAGTATCTTATAAAAATATTAGATAGAATCTACAAGTATCATATAGCTTATAAGACAATGCTCTATGAACAAGAAGAGAAAGGTATGTTTGCAGCTTGTAATGGTGGCTATATACACATGAACAAGTTGTATAGCACCATTGGCATCAATGGCTTGAATGAAGCAGCTAAGTTCTTAGGTTTTGAGGTGTCTAATAATCCTGAATATATTAAGTTCTTGCAGTTGATTCTTGGCACTATTAAGGAACAGAACAAGTTACACTCTATCCATGACAAGAAGAGACCTTTCTTGTTTAATTCTGAGGTAGTTCCTGCTGAATCTCTTGGTGGTAAGAATTATAGATGGGATAAAAAGGATGGTTATTGGGTTCCTGAAGATGAAAATCTTTATAACTCATATTTCTTTGATGCCCATGATGATACTTCAGTACTAGATAAGATGATTTTGCATGGAAGGCAGACAGCACAATATTGTGATGGAGGCTCAGCTTGTCATATTAATCTTGAAGACCACCTTAGTAAGGAACAATATCTCAAACTGATAGACTTTGCAATAGCTAATGGAACCAACTACTTCACATTTAATATTCCTAATAGTGAGTGTGATGATTGTGGCTACATTACTAAGCATCCTATCACTGAATGCCCAAAGTGCCACAGTAAGAATATCACTCAATATACAAGGGTAATTGGGTATCTTAGACCTATTAAGTCCTTTGGTAAGGATAGACAAATAGAAGCAAATAAAAGAGTTTATAGTAAAGATGTTGAAGTATGTTGATACTAAGGTAGTCTTTGCGGAGATACCTGATGAAATAACTCTTGCTATCAATATAAGTGGCTGCCCTTGTAATTGCAAGGGTTGCCATTCATCATATTTAGCAGAGGATATAGGAGAACCTCTTGATTTACAACACTTAACTAATCTTATTGATAGTAATAAGGGTATAACTTGTGTTGGTTTAATGGGAGGTGATGCTAATCCAAGTGAAGTAGATGATATTGCACAAGACATTAAGGAATACTATCCAGAGTTGAAAGTTGGATGGTATAGTGGCAGGCAAGAACTTAGTAAGGATATTGAACTTGGTAATTTTGATTACATAAAACTTGGGCCATATATTGAAGAATTTGGTCCACTTAACAGTAAGACTACTAACCAGAGATTCTATAAGGTTAATGGTAAAGAGTTGGTAGATATAACAAATAGATTTTGGAAACATGAAACTGAAAATTAAAGTAAAAGTATTAACTGAAGGCTGTATGCCCAATGTTATTGACAAGGGTGACTGGATTGACCTTATCTGTGCTGAGAATGTAATTCTTAAAGCTCCTCAATCAGGTGTACTTAGAGAAAAAAAGAATGAACATGGCGTAATTTCTAGAGTAAGAAATGTGGAAGCAGAAGTAACTTATATTCCTCTTGGAGTTGCAATGAAACTGCCTAAGGGATATGAGGCTGTTGTTCTTCCTAGAAGCAGCACTCCAAAGAAGTTTGGAATTATGTGTGGTAACTCAATGGGAGTTATTGATAATAGCTATTGTGGTAATAAAGATGAATGGAAATTTCCTGCTGTAGCTATTAGACCTACTTCTATTGAGAAAGGCACTAGGATTTGTCAATTCAGAGTACAGTTATCTCAAAAAGCCACTACATGGCAAAAAATCAAATGGTTGTTTACATCAGGTGTTAAACTTGTAGAAGTAGATGACTTAGGTAATGACAACAGAGGTGGATTTGGGAGCACTGGAGTAAAGTAGTAACTAAAAAAAAAGCATGAAACATGGTATTGAAAATAGTTGTAATCTTGCTTGCAGTAATCCTTTTGACTATTATTATCAATGGTGCTGAGGACTATTGTAAGCAAAAGAAGAGAGAAAATATGTCCTTTAGAGAGGCAATGGACTTGGTAGAATTGCCTATTGTAACTTTCTATAATAAGGATACAAAGTTAAATTTTCTCTTAGATACTGGCAGTGACCTTTCCTATATTAATAAGTCTATCCTACCCTCCTTAGAGTATAAGGAAATAGATGAAAGTAGGAATATCATAAGTGTAGGAGGTAATTCACAGAGTCTTGGATGCTGTGATATGACAGTCACTTATAAGAGTCAAAAATTTATTGATAGGTTCTATGTCAGTGACCTTGATGAAGCCTTTGGAGCTATAAAGGCAGAAACAGGAGTACAAATTCATGGTATCTTGGGAAGTAAATTCTTTACAAAGTATAAGTATACTCTTGACTTTGAAAGTTTAATTGCATATTCCAAGAGCTGAAAATATGTGTAAGATATGGAAATAACATCGAAAATAGTACTCATTATACTGCTTGTAGTCATGGTAGCTGCATCAATAGCTCTTTACCACAGTATGTTCCACAAAGCCAAAAACGCTTATGATAAAATATCATTTAGAGAGACCATGAATTTGGCAGGATTACCTATAGTTACTTTTAGGCAAGGAGAAAGTAAGTTTAACTTTATTTTGGATACAGGAGCTTTTAGTTCTATTATAGATTATAGGGTACTTGATAAACTTCAATATACTGAACTTGAAGGTAAATCTATAGGTTATGGTATTGATGGCAAGGAGCATAGTATGAGTAGGGTAGGCATAGTCCTTACTTACAAAGACAAGGACTATTCTGATGCCTTTAGGGTACTTGATATGTCTACATCATTTGATGCTCTCAAAAGAGACTATGGTGTTACTGTGCATGGCTTATTATCAAGTTCCTTCTTTGAAAGGTATAAGTATGTGTTAAACTATAATGAACTAATAGCTTATTCTATGGTATGAAAGATTTAATTAAGTTGAAGTCAAGAGGTGGAGCTGAGAACTACCTTAAGAAGTTAATAAAGAAGGGTGATTCTGAGTCACTTACCTATGTACTTGAGACTGATAGTCCCTATCTTAGGACAGGTGAAGTAGCTAATGGGAGAAAGTTCATTGACCCATCTGGTGGACCAATGATTGTAGTAGGTGATTATCTTGAAGAAGCCAATGCTGTTGTAGAATCTATAGACTTTGCAGAAGGATATGGTTGGACTATAACTTTTAAGAAATGATATATTTTGTTACTGGTGAGAGGAAGCTATTTGAATTTCCTGAAGCTAAGTATAAATGTATTTCTGTAGAAGAGAGTTTCAATATATTAGAGCCTTTGCAGATTGTAGGTTTGGATACTGAGACTACAGGTACAGAGATATGGCAAGGTATGTTACTTACCTTCCAGCTTGGCAATAGGGAGAATCAAGTAGTAATAGACTGCTTGACTGTTGATGTCAAGAAGTATAAAGACTATCTTGAAAGTGACAGATTATTCATTATCCATAATGCAAAGTTTGACTTGAGATGGCTGTATAAGGAACATATTGTAGTCAGAAATGTCTATGATACTTATTTGGCTGAAAAGATTCTATTTCTTGGATTCCCTCCAGGTATTGTATCTCTCTCTTTGCAGGCTTGTTGTGACAGGTATTTAGGTATTTATCTTGACAAGACTGTAAGAGGGCAGATACATGCTGGGATGACAGAAGAGGTTATAATTTATGCTGCAAATGATGTAGTGCATCTTGAAGATATTATGAATTTACAGCTTAACACTATCAATGCAAGAGGTCAGAAAGTGGCACTTGACATTGAGAATGAGTTTGTAAGGGTTCTTGCATATATTGAGTTTTGTGGTATTAAACTTGACCCTATCAAGTGGAAAGCTAAGATGGATAAGGATGCAGAGAGGTTAAGGGTAGCTGAACAGAAACTTAATGAGTGGGTAGTGGATTATGTAATGAAGAAGGGAGATACCTCTAACATTGCGAGAAACTATGATACTAACAGAAGAGGCAAAAAAGCTAAGCTGGCTGATAATGTATATGTAGTTATTCCATCTCCTTCATTGTTTTCTGAATATGATACTGGCCCTCAATGTATAATTAATTGGAATAGCTCCAAACAGGTTATCAGATTGTTTGAAGAACTTGGATTTGATTTATTGGTCAAAGACAAGAAAACAGGCAAGATGAAGAAGTCTGTGGAGTCTAAGTTTATAGAATTGCAAGCTAATAAGAGTACTATAGTACCTTTGTACTTGGAGTACTCAGCAGCTTTTAAGGTAGTCACATCCTTTGGCCAAAACTTCCTTGATGCAATTAATCCTGTAACACATAGAATACATCCTACATTCAATCAAATGATGGATACTGGTAGATTAAGTTGTGGCTCAGGTGGTAAAGGCAAAGGAGGAAAGACCAAGGATGATGATGTTGCAGAGGAGGAAGATGGAAGCAAGGATACTTCTATACAATCAAATGATAAGAGTGTCAATGTGCAGCAACTTCCTGCTACAGAAGAGACAAGAGCAGCATTTGTTCCTGAAAAGGGGCATATGCTTATAGATTGTGACTATGGAGACCAAGAGGGACATGTATTCACTGAACTATCTAATGATAGGGAGTGGATTGCATTTTATAATGACCCTAATCAAAGAGATGGTCATTCCTTTGTAGCCAAGATGTGTTTCCCCAAAGACCTTGATGGTGTAGAGGAGAAAGATGTCAAGAAAGTAAGAAAAGACCTTAGGTCTTTGGCTAAGAAGGCAAGGTTCTGTTTTAATTATAATGGCCAAGCCCCCACAATGGCAACCAATTGCAATATCCCCATAGACTTTGCAACTGAGATATATAACAACTACTTCAAGAGGTTTAATGGTATAGCAAGCTATTTCAAAGTCCAAAAGAGAGATATGTGGGATAAAGGATATATCCTAATTTCAAAGATAACTGGACTTAGGGCATACATCTATGACTATCCTATACTGAAGGGCATTGAAAGAAGAAAGAATGGTATGGAGGATTTTTGGGATATATATAAAGCCTCTAGGGATAGTGGCAGAGTAGTATCCGAAATACCACCAACTATTATGCAAGAGATTGCCAAGAGGTTTGCTCAAGGAAAACCTATTGAAGAAATAGCTGTTACTTACTCATATAAGGTAAAGAAAGCAGGTAAAGTTGAAGAAAGGTTCATAGACATTAACAGGGAAACTGTATATGTGTCTGTGATGAAACACTTATGGAAGAGAAAGAGTGCATCTGATAACCAATCATGCAATTATCCCTCACAAGGGACAGCTGCTGCAATGACTAAGATTGCTGGTATCAGGTACTTCAATCACCTAGTCAAAGATGGTTTGATATTTAAGGTACTCATACCTAATGATGTGCATGATGAATACCTTATAGAACCTCCTGCTGAAATAGCAGAGCAGGAAGCCAAGAAGCTGAGTGAGTGTATGGAGTATGCAGCTAGAATTTTCTGTAAGAAAGTGACCATCAAGGCTGAGCCTGAAATTGCAGACCATTGGGTGCATTAAGTGTATATGGAAGAGTGTGGAATCATAGGTATAGTATCAGTGATAGCCATCCTGTATGGGGTGGCTATACACTATCTTGCTAAAGAGGCAAGGAAATATAACAATTTTAATAAATGGAAACAAAAGTAAACCCTGAATATCAGAAACTGATAGATATTATAGAAGGAGTCTTATCTTTCTCTGTATTTAGTCAAGAAATGAAACACCGTCTTCAAGTAGTGAAAGACGGGCTTATTCACTTAGGTTCAAGACCTAAATTGAGTGATAGTGTGGAGCAGTTCATGGATATTACCGCTAATATGGCTAAGACTTATACAGCCAAGAACCATGACTATGGCAATAGCTTTGAGCAATCCCTTGATAAGTTTGGTCTAGTAGCATCTATTGTAAGGATGGGAGATAAAATGAATAGGATTGAATCTCTTAGCAAGAAAGAAGCAGAGGTTAAAGATGAGTCTATCAAAGATACTCTCTTAGACCTTGCCAATTATGCTATTATGACTGTAATGTGGTTAAATAGGAGTTAACATGACATTTATAATTCATTTTAAAGATGGTCATAGGGAAACCTATAGTAATAGGTATGATGAGGATGTAGAGCATGAGAGGGATGCAGCTTGGGATGATGTCTATGCTGCATTTCCTAATGCTGATTATATAGAATCATTTTAATACGTTAATCATTATGAAAGTAAAGATTGAAATAACAGAAGGGTGTACTAGTTATTCCTATACTATTAATGATATAGAATGGGTAGATTTAGTAGATAAAGAATCAGATTATTATAATCTTGAACTTGCTGATAAAGTATGTGAAGAGCTTCTTAAACAGGCACAAGAACAATATCAATTGCCAAATTGGATAATGGATTACTTATGGGATGGCTGTAATACTACTTGCGAGCAATATACTTTTACTAAATTAGTTAAAAATAATAAAGACACTAAAGAAGAATATCTTGGACACTGTGAACAATGTGGTGATATGATTTACAGATGGACACTTGAACTTGATATTTCATAGCTTCTTATAATAGTGAACATTAATTAATAGACTTTTATATGACTCTAAATGAATATTTATTATTGAGATTTAATAAAAGTAACCATCCTAAGTATAGAAAGTATGCGACAAAGTGGATAAGAAATTTAACTTCAGACCAATTATCTTACTTTAGAAAAGAAATGATTAAATCAATTATAATAGGAGGGTAAAAAGATGAGTGGAATTAAGCTTATTGTTAAAACAAAGGCTAAAGAGACTCTGAAACTATCCAACCACCTAAGGACATTTCTTTTTGAACAGGAGTGTGGTGAATTGAGTAACTATACTCCTGCTCAGAAGAAAATCCTTAGAGATGCTTTGTTAGTTTTGGACTCTGTGGTCAGCAAGAGTAAATAATATGACAGAGAAGCAACTGAAATGGCAGAAGAGGAATAGAATACTTTGGAGGTTAAAAGGTATGGTAGGCTTTTCATTTGAGGAAGGAGTACTTACACCTCTTGAGAATGATAGGCTGAATACTGCCTTTAGCATCATTAGAGGAGTAGTCCAAGATTCAGTAGAGTCAAGTATTGAATTAGGATTTAATGCTAAGAGGAGGTGTCCCCTTTGTGGGAAACCTGTTGTGGAAGGCAGTGAATATTGTAAAAAACATAAGGAATATATGGAGGAAAGACAATGCCAAAGATAATTTTATGCCGAGGTATTCAAGGTAGTGGTAAGACTACATGGGCTAAACAATGGGTACTTGAAGACCCTGAACATAGAGTAAGGTTCAACAATGATGACATCAGAAATATGTTGGGTAAGTATTGGGTCCCTAGTAGAGAAGGTCTTATAAAGGACTTAAGGGGTACTTTTCTATGGAACTCTATGTTCTATGGTTTTGATATTGTTATTGATAATATGAATCTTAATCCTAAGGAATTAGAGTATTATAATAAAATGCTTGATAATTGGAATGACCCTGAAGTAACAATACCTACTATAGTAAGACAAAAGTATAGCCTTGAATTTAAGAACTTCTTTACACCTCTTCAAGAGTGTATAGAGAGGGACTCAAAGAGACCTAATCCAATAGGAGAAGAGGTCATAAGGAAGACTTATGAAAAGTATAAAGACATTCTGAAAGTATAGTATGAGACAATATACATCAAGAGAGTTCATAAAGATAGTGAAATTTAATGGTTTCTATTATAACAGACATAATGGAGACCATGCTATCTATGTGAATGATAAGGGAAGGCATATCAGCATACCTAAGAATCTTGAATGTGTAATTGCTCGAAGACTAATAAAGGAGAATAGCCTGGAAGTAAACATTAAAAGGAAAAGAAAAGATGTATGATAACTACAATTACCCATTGGGAGCAGATAACCCTGATGCCCCTTGGAATCAAGAGGAAAACCCTGAAAGAGAAATTGAAGTCACGGTTAGTGTAACTTTAAGTAAAACCATTAAGGTTAAGGTATCTGATTATGACATCATTGACTCTGGCAAAGATGAAGATGGTGAATATTTCGAGGATATAGACTACTCAAACTGTGACCTTAAAGGTGCAGTGGAAAAGCAGATTGTATTACCTCAAACTGCTCACATGTATGTTAAGAGCAACCCAAAAGTGCATGAAGATTTAAGTAATTGGTGTGTTGATGACCTTGAAGTAAATTTGGAGGAATAATTATGGAAAGATTAGTTGTAATGGACTTCTCTGATAGCAGTGTAACTATATATGAAAATCCTGAAGATAAGAGTACAGAAGAATTACTTAAAGAAAGAGGACATAATATGATGAATGTAGTGTTATGTTTTGTGAAAGTGTAACTATAAATTTGAAATAATGAAATTGATTAAACCTTATTTTGAAATATGGGAACAGTCTGCTGGTCTTGAAGGAGTTTATAAACAGATTGAAAGAGTAGGTAGAGTATGTTATAAGTCTGAGGATAAGATAATAGAAGATTCTGCTAAGCCATTTGTAGATAGAATGATTAGGTCTGGACATGGTGCTATGTTGGAGCATGGAACTGTGTATTTGGAATTTCATGTTAAAGACCCATCTGAGGTAGGAGAAGAAAAGTATCATAGTCAGCAAAGTGAACTAAATAAGCTTATAAGTAGGTATGCTAATAATAAATACTCTATAATAAAAGTAAATCATTATTATGATACTGTCTTCATAACTACTAATTACAGGGTATTAATAGAGAATAATTGGCTCAAAGACTTAAAGTATATCTGTGAACCTACAGTGTTCCATGAGGAGAGAGCTACTGTGCACTTTGTATGTGACAGAGGTGTATCCCATGAATTTGTAAGGCATAGAGTAATGTCTTTTGCTCAAGAAAGTACAAGGTATTGTAACTATTCTAAGGATAAGTTTGGTAATGAACTTACATTTATTCAACCCTGTTGGTTGGATGATGAGAGGCTGAAACTATATGGACCTTATCATACTATTATAAGGGACAAATCTCCTGAGAGTATCTTCATTGCTAACTTAAATAATGCAGAAAGAGACTATTTGGACTTAATTAGTCTTGGTTGGAAACCACAAGAAGCAAGAGCTATTTTACCAAACTCCTTAAAGACAGAATTGGTTGTAACTGGATTTACATCTGATTGGAATCACTTCTTTGACCTAAGAGCAAGAGGCACTACAGGTGCTCCACATCCTCAGGCTAAGGAATTAGCAGAACCTTTAATGGAGGAATTTGTTACAAGAAAGTATATTAATAACTAAAATAACTAAAAAGATTATGGCTATTGAGCAAATAAATCAGTTAAAGCAAGGTTCCATTATTAGTGAGAGTTCTCACTATATTGTGAACAGAGTGTCAGGTTCTACTGCTTGGCTTACTCACTTTGAAAGTGGTGAAGAGGTTCAGATTGGTATGAGTTATCTGAAGAACTATACTAATTCTGCTGACCTTTATGATACTACAGTGGAAGTGACTAAGGAGGATAAGAAAGATGGTACTCTTGGTATTAGAAGTATATGGGAGAACATCCATTCTGGTCAAGTATTTACTGTATGCTTCAAGAAGCAGGATAAACCTAAGAGTAAGAGGAAATTACAGGAAGAGATTGATGCTATTGTAGAGCAGTTCTCAAATAGTATTGATACAGTTAAGAACAATAAGAAAGGTGTTGCAAATGCAGCAAAGAATCTTGTTACTGAGCTGGTTAATAATCCTGTACTCCCTTATGAGGAAGGTGAAGATAGGGTTCTTAGAGGCTACAAGATTCAATTTGAATCTAGGGATGGCAGATATGATTGTGTGGACATGGATATTGTCAGGACTGATAAAGAGTCTGGCATTAGACCTGTTAATATAAACACAATTAAATGGCTTATATTTAATGGTGTAAAATACATTGTTAAATAAGTCAATTGATAAGGGAGGATAAGTTAAGTGCTTATTCTCCCTTAATTTTTTCCCATAATACCTTGTGGGAAACAAACATTTTAATTACCTTTGCACAATTCAATAAAAGAATCTTATTATGAACCCTAATTGTTTAGTTATGACTCCTAAGTTGAAGGAGCTTAGTAGTCAATTCCCTAAGTTACCCTCAAAACTATTCAGAGATTATGTGTCAAGATGGCAATATGAGTATAGCAAAGAGGGGGAGGTACCTACGAAAGATGAGCTTATTAGTCTTATTACTAAGGTGTCTGATAATTGGGCTGACTATATTAACCCTGATGAAGTAAAAGTTACTAATATATATGCTGAGGCTAATCAGAATACTATACTTAGTAACTTTGCCAATAGACCTTTCATCTTTACTTCTACTATGAGTGGTGATGATTATGTTGTGAACTCTGTAGAACAGGCTTTTCAACTAGAGAAGTTACTTAGTTCTAGTATATGGGACGATGATAGTAGATGGCAAGAGATGGACTCTATTAGAGATAAGATTGCTGGTGCTAAAAATGCAAAGGTAGCTAGAGCTTTAGGTAGAAAAGTTCCCATGACACAAGAAGATGTAAAAGCATGGGATAGTAATAAAAGGTCTATTATGAAGAACATCATAAGAGACAGCTTAAAACAGAATCCTAAAGCTCTTCAAGCACTGTTAGCTACTGGCAATAGTTCCCTTACTCATATTCAGGATAGAAGTATGTGGAGAACCCAGTTCCCTATTATATTAGAGGAACTTAGAGAAGAGTTCAGAGGGACACATATAGGTGATAACTTTAACCCAATCAATAATGCTGAGGTCATTCCTATGCTGGGAGATAATAGTGTAAAGGTATATGACAAGAGTAATACTGATGAAGGAGTGGAGATTACTAAGAATGGTAACATCTATAATATCAGTGTCCCTAGTGAGTTTGACATTGATAAAAGTAGAGCTACTGCCTTCACCCAAGCTATCTATGACCTCATTCCTTCTGGAGCAGAAGTAACAAGCAATAATGACCCTAAGTCCAAGATTATCCTGAACTCGGTAAAGGAGCAGGGTCTTGAGGAAAAGGAGGGTAAGCTTGTAAAGAGTGCTATAGACACATCTAATCAATCAGGCTATATCATCAATGAGCATGAGGGCAAATGGACAAGAAATGAAGTTGAGAATGACCCTAGAACACTATATATCTTCACTGACAACACTGACAGAACATCTGGAGGTGAGGAAATAGGTGATGGATGGTATGCTGAGAAGTATGGTAAAGGTGGGTTTGGCACAGTCAATAATCCTACCTCTGCTGTTATTAGAGGTTTACCTAATGCTGCTCCTATAAGTACTATGAAGTGGTTCTATAGAGAACATGGAGTATCTGTAGAGCAAGCAAGGTGGACAGACTCTGACCTTAAGGAGTTCAAGGAAGTCATTGATGATGAAATTGAACAAATTAAGCAGCTTTGGGATAGTGGTAACTTTGATAGTATAGAGCTTCCTCAGAATGGTATATTTGGTAAGAGTATAAAGAGTGATAAGGATAGGAGTATATCTAGACTTACAGCTACCAGAACCCCCAAGCTATACCAGTATCTTAACAAGAAGCTACAGGAGTTATCAGAGTATGTGCAAGATGCTAAGAAGGCTAAGGAATACGAGAATGAATCATCCAGTATAGATGAGAGCAACTGGCACAAGGTTGATGCTGAGTTTACTTCTATCAAGAAGAGACAAAGAGTGAACCTTATCAATGACCTGTTTACACAGGAAGTTGAAAAAGCTCAGGAAGCTACAGTTGCAAGGCTGAATGATGAAATGACTAAGGCATCCACTATTGGTGATAAGCTAAGAATAGCCAAGGCTATCAAGAACCTTAGGCCCTTTGTAGTAATCAAGCAGGATGGGCCTTTCAAGCTATTTGACAAGGTGAAAGCAGTGTTTGAGGACTTGCTTTATGCTGCTGAGAACAATAGACAAGCTCTTATTGACAAGGAAATTGCCAATATGGGAAATACAAGAGAGTCCAAGTTACCCTTACCAGTCAAGAAGAGAATTGCTGAGAGTAGAGTCAACTATCAGGTTGGAGCTTATAAGCAAATACTTGATAATTGGAATGACTTGGTGATGGATGCAGCCAATACTTATAGCTATGACCATGGAGTAATCATAGATGTTACTGCCAATGACATTGAGGAGGATATTGATAATACTCCTACTGATGATGAGGGCAACAACCAGAATGAACAAATAGCTGATGAGAAGGAGGAGACTCCTTATAAGGAGGGCTGGCAAGTAAAGGTGAGAGAACTCTCAGCATTTGAGAGTATGACCAATCAAGTAAGGCAAGCTATTGGTAGGATATATAGGAGAGACAGGAATGGTGACATAGTTGTAGATGACTTAGGTTTTCCACAAAAGTTACAGCAATCCTATGTATTTGCTGAGTTAATCTCTGCTCTTAGAGACATGACCAATGCCAAGCAGATGATGCCTATGCTTGAAGCACTACAAGCTAGAAAGCCTTGGGCTGTTCAGATAGTTGATGCCATTAGAAATGATGATAGGCTCTTCACATCATTCTATAGGGTATTCAGAAAGGACTACTTGAATATGTGGATTCAGATAGAAAGCACCGCTCCTGATGGTAGTGTTACTATCAAGACCCATAATATCAATAAGCCTGCTGGTACTGCCCACTACTTTGATGAGTGGAGGGATAACTTTGAGTATGGTATTATCCTTGATGAGGATAGTATCTATGACCATAATGGTGAGATAAGGCTGGATAAGGCTGAGCTTGGCCTTAAACTGGTAGATGCAATTATGGATAAGTTTAGGGGACTAAAGTCCAAGGAAGAGAAGCAACAAGTGATACTTGAGAATGTGGAGAGCATCCACAAGCTATTGGGCATGCTTGGTATCTTTGTTACTCCTGATACACTGAGTGATATACTTACATCCAATGTAAACTTGAATAACAGGGCTGAACTTCCTGGTAGTATAGTACTCTCAAACCTTAGAACCATTTTCAAGGATATGCCTACTAATGATGGTATCAAGAATGGTGAGCCTGCTGACCTAATCAATATATATGGCAGAGCTTTCAATAATATAGCTACTGCCATTAACAATGTTGAGGAGGATGAGGTGGAATCATCAGTAAGACAAGGTAAGAAAACTCTCTATGCACATACAAGACCTTCTTATGCTACTACTCTAGTGAAGAAGCTGAGAGGCCCAGAGTTCAAAGAGTTCATTGAAAGTGAATATAAGCCTGTAGACTTTCTGTATGACAAGAAACAAGGTAGATGGCTTAACTCACTTATTGATGACTTGGAGAATGATGCTGAGGCTAGAGATAAGTTCAATCACATAGTAGTGATAGAACATAACAGAAAGGAATATCAGCAGTGGACTCCACTTGACACATTCCTTACTCTGTTCAATCAATATAATGCAGAGCCTATCAAGGGTGGTGAAGGGTATGCTTGGTATCAGATGCCTCTGTTGTCAGATGCAACTAGTGCTGAGTTCCTTAGAGCCAAGAGAGTCAGGAAGAATTATGAAGAGGTACTTCTTGACAAGTTTGCAGATGTTGTAAGACAAGAGTATAATAGGATTATAACAGTCAAGCAGAGGAACAATACCCCCAATATCAAAAAGATTGCTTACTATGACATGACTGATGATAGTGAGGGAGGTGCTAAATTCCACTTCTTCCCTAAGCTGAATACAGAAGCCTTCAATAAGGATGGAAAGACATTCTTTGAGCAGTTGGCTGAGGTAGCTGATGATACAGATGCTTTCAACCAAAGAGCTAAGGAAGCTGTCCAGACTATTATGAATGAGGACTTTATAGCTGCACTTGACAACTGGGCATCTATTGGATTATTTGATAAGGTGGATGAGAACAATGAGAACTCATCATTCAAATACTTCAAACAAAGAACCAGAGAGAATGTAGAAGCTGCTCTTAGAGAGTATTACTGGAACACTACTTATATGCAGTCTCAAATCATACAGCTAATGACTACTGACCTTGCATACTATGGCAACTATACTAACTTTACCAAGAGAGCACTGGAGTTTCACTCTCCTACAGAGAAGTTGAATACCCTTGCAAAGTGGAATGGTGAGTATGCGCTAGCAAGTGAAGATGAGAATGGCAATGTTACTGTAAGACCTGAAAGGGTTATCTATCTAACTGATGAGGTTAAGTCCTCCAACTGGATGGAGGATATTGAGGAAATCATTGACCAGAAGATAGCTAAGGGGGAACTTACGAAGTATGATAAGACCGTCATACTTAAGAAGTGGGGTGATACTAATGTGACTGATGCTCAGGCATTCAGAACATTGAAGTCCTTCAGGGCAACCCAGATAGCTGCTGATATGTGGAGTGATGATGCTGAAACAGCTTACAATAATATAAGGAAGAATACTTGGACTGCACAGGACTTTGTGGTCCTGTGGAATACCAGAAAGCCTTATCTTTATACTCAGACTAACCAATCAGACAGGGTTGGTGGTATCATGAGATTAGCTGTACAGCATAAGAACTCTGAAATGATAATGCTTACACAAGCTATATTTGGTTCTATACTCCATCAATCTGGTAAACTCAAGGGTTTGTCAGAGTTCATGGAAGATAAGAACATAGATGTAGCCATGTTTGGCACAGCAGTTAAGGTAGGAGGCCAAAGTTTCATAGACCTTAATGGCATTGAAGATGCTGAGGAGGTCAAGAGTAAGCTCCAGAAGGAAGTTTATGTAGAAGGAACTGATACTATAAATCCTGAGGTTGTGCATGAGTACAACTGGGATGATTATGGTATTCAGGTTGCTACTCCTGAGCATGGTATTAATGCCATTCAGCTTGTGGGTACTCAGATTAGGAGACTTGTAGGTACTGATATGGGAGCTGATGCTGTGTTTAAAGTAGGTAACAAGAGTCTTACTAGAGACCAGTGGAGAGACTACTTCAATGCTATCAATACAGCTAATATAAGAGAAGCCTTTGAGAAGCTGGATAAGGAGTTCAAGGACCCTAAGAAGATTTCTGACTTGCTTATTAGTGAAATCAAGAGCAACTCTAGGTACAGTAATGACCTTATAGAGGCTGTAACACTTAATGAGAATGGACAATTCAATATACCTATCTTCGACCCTTCACAGAGTCAGAAGATACAGGAGCTACTTAACAGCATAGTTAAGTCTAGAATAGTGAAGCAAAAAATAAATGGAGGTTCACTTATCCAAGCTTCTGCATGGGCATTGAATGAGAAGGATAGACCTCAGATTGTGTGGGGTATAGACAAGGATGGTCAGAAGTATATCAAATATGTTGAAGCCTACATTGCCTGCCCCGATGACAGACTATATGAACTCCTACTTGAGGATGATGGAAGCATCAACATAAACAAGAAGGATAGTAATGGAAAGCCTATAGTACCTGAAAAGTACAGAGAAGCTATTGGCTATAGAATCCCTACTGAGGATAAGTACTCAATGATACCTATAAGAGTCAAGGGGTTCTTACCTAGACAGGTTGGTTCTGTAATCATACTTCCAGAGGAAATCACTACCACTACTGGTTCTGACTTTGATGTAGATAAAATCTACATGATGTATCACAGCTTGAATTTTAAGAATATCTATGACATTAAAGCTGCTTGGGATGATTTCTACAAGAGCAATCCAGACATAGTAGAGTCCATTGAGAAGTCAAAGAGAGAGAACTTCAAGAGAGCTATGGATGAAGCTATTGAGAAGAATCCAGAAGCTGACTTGGACCAGTATGACATGGATGAGCTGTTTGAGGACTTCATCAAGCCATACAAGAACTATGAGTGGGTTGAAGGTGTGAAGGAGGCATTCTCTGCAAGGTTCAATCTTGTCAAGGATAGATACCTGAGCCAGAAGTCTATAGAAGTAGTTACCTACAATGATGCAGATATAGACCTCAGTGATTCTAATGAGAACAGAAAGGTTGATATATACAGACAAGCCAAAAAGAATACTAAAGCTCAAAGAGATAGCATGATGATTGATTTGATGTGGTCAGTATTAACCAACTCTGATACTGTTGGAAAGATGATTAACCCTGGTAACTTTGATGAACAGAAGAGAAATGCTAGAATAGTTAATCTTCTAGACAGCCTTTCATTGAATGAAATTGATAAGCTGGGTGGTATTAACAAGATACTTAATCTAAGTCTTAAAGAGGCTAACAAGATGTTGGAGAAGTATGGTAAGATTGTAAATCCTCTTACTCCTGACACTTGGATTACTTATCAACAGAGGAACATGTCTGGTGCAGGTCTTGTACCTATGGCAGCTACTCAGAATGCTTCTCATGCCTTGACACAATTGACTAAGAACTTTGGCTTGAAGAAACCTTACAGGTTCATATTTAATGGTAAGAGGTTAGGCTCTCTCAACTCTGTAAAGAGTGCAGATGGCAAGTTCATCTCTAGGAATGTATGTAGTTATCTAGCTGCTTTTGTTGACAATGCCAAAGACCCTGTAGCAGGTGATTTGAACATTAATAATAATACAGCTAACCTAGCATTCTTATTGCTTAGAATTGGTAACTCCCCTATCACTACCAGTCTTATATTAAGACAACCTGCAATGATGAAGGTCATGAGGTATGTGAATAGTGGCAGATACTCAATGAGTCAAGCTATTGAGGAAGCCATGGAAGACTACAGAAAGCAAAGAGGTAATTCTCCTTACAGTGGTAAGACCATTGACTTTAACTTTACCGATGAATGGCTAGCTGCTAATATAGCTGCCGAGAAGAATAGTGGTGATATTCACTCAAGCCATATAGAGGAGGTGGACTTTGCAGCCAATCAGATAAAGGTTCTAGTCATGTTAAAGGGGATGAATACTGCTGCTGATGCTCTGGGAGATGTGGTAAGGAGAATAAGAAGTGACTCTCAAAGTGGTGGTGTTGGTGGTTCTATTGCTGCTGGTAATGATAAGATAGATGGTCTTATGTCTATCCTACAAAAAGCTGCTACTGATGCTAATTATCCTTTGCAGGGTCTTGGCTTCATCAATGAGATGTTCATAGATACCAGTGAGGATGAAATCATCAATAGTACACTTCCTATTCAGACTGCTACATTCCAATGGGGTCTGATGGCTACACATGACTGGTATGCTAGGTTATTCCCCCAAGTGTCTGAGCAGTTCAGAGAAGTAGCAGATTTGGCTAAGGCTTTCACAACCTATGGTAATCTTGATGATACTACTATCAACAGGGTTTATAGTCAATATTTGATATACCTTATGACTGGCATCTCCAATGACTTTAGGGGTGACGCAGATATAAGAAACTACTACATCAATGAGTTCCCTGCTGAGTTCAACGAGTTCAAGTCAAAGAATCCATACCTGATAGAGAGTGTACCTCTTCTGAGAAGATTGAGAGTACTGTTCTCAAACAAATACAATGGCTCTCCTACTATTGTGTTCAGTAATGTTGGTAAGGTAACTGATATTCAATCTGAGGATTACAGAAGTGATTTCAGAAACCTACTAGCTAATAAGAACACAAGAGATATGGCAGCTAAGCTACTAAAGTATGCTTTCTATAGAGGTCTTGGATTTAGTCCTAATGGCTTCTCAAACTTGATTCCTACACAGTTAAAGATGTGTGATGTTACTGATTATGTTGCTACATTAAGAGGTGTTCTAGATATGAAGACCAATGATGGAGACAATCTCCAGTTCATGTATCAATATATAAGGAACAACATGGAAGACAGAAGGTTTGTGCCTGAGGTATCAATGACTGGTATCTTTAAAGGGGAGCCTGAGGATAGCTTCACTGTTGCAGTAACCAAGAAATCCTCTCAGGACATGAAGAGATTCATATATCCTATGGAGGGTGATAAGGTCAGATACAGAGAATTTGTATGCTATACATATAAGAGTGGTAAATACTACTATGCTTATGATAGTACAAGTAATACCTACAAGAAAATAAAGCCTCTTGGGAGTTCTCAGTATCAGGAGTATGACTATAATTCTATGGGACTCATAATGGAGACTCAAGTTAAGGAAGCCAAGCAGAAGGGTTTTAACTTTAGGGATGACTACAGGGCTGCTAGCTCAATTGAGTCAGCAATGTCTCAGTTTGAAATATCAGAGAAAGCATATAAGAATATGCCTAGCTTTGATATGCCTGCTCCTACACTGGATGACCTATATAGTACCAGTAGAGAAGCTAGAGCTGCCCAAATGGCTGCCCAATGGCAAGAGCTGGATAGGCAGTTTGAGCCTAGAACTCCTACAGCAGAAGACCTTAGCAAGCTTGATGCAATGGGACAGTTTGAAGACTTCAGCAGAATTGATGCAGTGTCTAAAGATTTAGAAGGTAACATTAAATGTAAACAAAGATGAGTACAAGTTGTGTATTACATCCTAGATTGAGCAATGGGGAGAAATCCCCATTGTTCTCTAGGTTAAAAAATTTCCTAGGTGACAGGAAGTCAGCAGAGGATGTCTATTATAGGGCCATTAATCCATCCTTTAAAGAAGCATTCCCTAATGTAAGGTTTGACCATAATGGAGAGCCACTGCTTGAAGACCTTATAACCCAGTGTGGTATTGGCCATAGTAAGAGTAATGAAGCTATGCTTGATTACCTCAATAGTGAGTATGGCACTAAGCCTGTACCAAGAACTATGCAATCAGTCATAGAGCTACAGAATAGAGCAGCTTCTTTCAATATCAACAGTCCTCTTAATAAGAGATACTCTGCTGAAATAACCTCTTCTGGACGTGATGTGTCTATGGAGGTAGTTACAGCTACAGGTAATGGGAGGGATTTAGGTAAGCAACAAAGATTTAATGCTGAGCTTAATAATCAGTTAATTAAGCTATTAAATAGCTGGGGTGCAGATGTTGCAGCTCTAACTGAGCTTGAAGAGGCTGGCAATGTCAATGGAGTCATGGACTTAAGTGCTGGCATCAATGCTGCTACTGGTCTTAAGGAAGTTATAAGAATATCTAAGAGACATAAGTGGTCAAATGTATCTAAAAAAGAGAATATACTTACAGATGAAGAGCAAGAGATATTAAATAATGCCCCTAGAGATAGTCGGGGTCAGTTACTTGCTCCTAATGGTAAAGTATCTAATCTTACAGAAAAGCAATATGCTCAAGTAAGAACTAAAGCTTTTAAAGATTGGTTTGGTGATTGGGAGAATAACCCAGAAAATGCGTCTAAAGTAGTTGATGAAAATGGTGAACCTTTAGTAGTATATCATGGTACTAATGCTGATAATATTACAGCATTTTCATTAGAAAAAGCTAAACATAATACAGGTATATTTTTATCTAAATCAAAAAATGTAGCTAGAAGTTATGTTGATTGGTTAAATGTTGGTTATGATGGAAAAATAATTAATGATGAATTAAATAATTTTAATATTTATGAGTCTTATGATGAATATAAAAATAGAGTATTAGAATCTGAAAAAGATGCAGATTTACCATTTTCTAGTTTAGTGTCTGAAGAAGCATTTAATGCAAGAAAAGCAGCAATTATCAATTTCAACAAACATGTGTATAATACATTTGTTAATTTAAGAAATCCTTTAATTGTAGATGCTAAAAAAAGAAAATGGAACTCTATATTATTTAAGGGTGTAAAAAACACTACTGAAAGTTTAGCTGTATATGCAAAAAAATATGGATATGATGGAGTGATTGTTACTGACGTAGAAGATAATGGTTTGAAAAATCAAAATGATATAATATCTGGATATGAAATATCTGATGAGTATATAGCATTTAATCCTAATCAAATTAAATCAGCTACAGACAATGTAGGAGCTTTTAGTACTACTGACAATGACATAGTTGATGATACATATGACTCTAATATATTAGCAGAAGAGTGGGGCCACTTTGTAGTTGATGCTGTAAAGGATAGCCCATTAAGAGATAGGATGCTTAACTCATTAAGGAATGAGGAGGTATTACAGAGAGTGCTTGGCAGCGAGTATGACAGGTACAATGAAGTTTATAAGGGTGATATAGACCTTATGGCTAAGGAAGCATTGGGTAAGATGATGGCTCAGGTACTTAATAATTATGACCCTACAGCTCCTAATGATAGACTTTTTGAAAGGTATAAGAATAGTATACTTGATTTCTTTAGCAGAAGAGATATAGATGAAATTGATGAAATAATCAACAAAGTTAGAGAACAGGTATATGAATTTACTACCAATGTCTTTAATGGTAAGTATCAACTCAATATTAGCAGTAGAGACTATAACAAGAGATTATTCAACCTTGGCAATGATGTATCAAGGGATTATAATATCTTGAAGAGGATTATTCAACAAGAGAGGAAGAGGCTGGCTATCTATGGTAAGGGAGCTAAGGCTACTGCTAAGGAAAGGGAGGAGAAGAGAGGCTCCTTTGATGAGAAGCAAAAACTCTTCATAGATAAACTAAGCAATGACCTTGAGAACCATAGGGAACTGGAAGGTATATATACATACTTGACAGAAGCTATCAGAATATTGAGACAGCTTAGTGATAAACTTGATACTGTGCATAACTCACAGACTAGTTGGAAGGATAAGTTCTCAACACTTAGAAGTATCAGGGATTATATGTCATCCTATGGTAGTATCATGGAGGAGTTGAGACAAGAGATGTATAAGGCAAGGCAAGAGGGGGATATAAGGTTCAAAGAGAAGCTGCAAGAGTCTCTTGATGAGTTCTCAGGTCTACTTGCTGGGTTAGGCTCTGATTGGGCAGAAGTATCTAAGGATGAGTTTGCTAGATTCCTTACTCCATTCAAAGGAGAAAGTATCTCAATGTCTATTAGAGGTGAGAGGAAACAATACAATATAAGAGAGCTTCTTGACTATATAGAGAAGGATATTTCTGTAGTAGAAAGGTGGACTGATGCTATGGCAGACAGTACTGACCCTATACTTAGAATATATGACTCTTTAGTTAAAGACCAAAAGAGCAAGGCTAGGTATAACACTATCAATAATGAGAAGGAAATACTGATGCACTCCAAGAAGCTGGAGGATGCTGGTGTAAAGAATACTAACTTCATGTATGAAAAGACCAGTGATGGTAAGATTACAGGCAACTTTGTAACCAGATATAATTGGGGAGATTACTTTGCAGCACTTAGTAAGTATGCCAAGAGCTTACCCAAGGATATGGAGAGAGAAGAGAAGTCTATTCTAATCAGCAGATGGAAGAGGGCTAATACAGACAGGAATGGCAATCCCATAGAGAAATACTATAATCCTCAGTATGATGCTATCCAAAGGAATGCAGCTATGAAGGAGTACTATGACTTCATGATTAATCTAAAGAGGAACCTTGACTATAGATTACCAGCAAGGTATGTAAGATTTAATAAAGCTCCTCAAATAAGGAGAGACTTCTTGGAAAGAGTAATGGGTAAAGGTAATAAGTTCCAGTACTTATGGGAGAGTTTCAAGGATAACTTGGTTAGAAGGGAAGATGACACTGAGTTTGCTTATGCAAGGCAAGACTTTGAAGGTAATCAGATATATAATCTTCCTATCTACTATACAAGACCTCTTAAGGACAAGAATGACTTATCAACTGACTGTACATCAACTATGATAGCCTATGCTGCTATGGCTAATGACTATGCGGCTATGAATGATGTCATAGATGCTCTTGAGACAGGAAGGACAATACTCTCTGAGAGAAGAGTGGCACAAACCAGAGGTAACAAGATTATGAGAGAGATACTTAACAAAGTACCCAGCAATCTGACTAAGAAAGGTGATGTAGCTAACTTTATGGCCAGGCTCAATGACTTCATGCTTATGCAAGTATATGGTGAGCAGATGAAGGATGAGGGTACTGTACTGGGAGTTGATGTTGGCAAAGCTGTTAATATGTTGAATAAGCTACAGAGCTATGGTACTACTGCCCTATCAGTACTTACTGGTACTGCTAACTTGGCACAAAATATTGTGATAAGCAACATAGAGGCTATCTCTGGTCAGTTCTTTAATAAGTCTGAGCTTGCTAAGGCTGATTGGGAGTACACAAAGTTGTTACCTCAGTACCTAAGTGAGATAGGTAATAGAATACAGACTAGTAAGATGGCCCTCTTTGCAGAGAAGTTTAATGTTCTTCAAGACTACAAGCAGCATGTGAAAGGTGTAGACTGGGATAGAAAGACTTGGTTCTCAAGGTTCTTTAAGGAAGATACTCTATGGTTTACTACTAGTGCAGGAGACCACTACACTCAGATGAGGACTGGTCTTGCTTTGGCTATGAGGTTGAAGCTACAAGACAAGGATGGTAAACCTATAAGTCTGTATGATGCTCTTGAGGTGCAGTACCTTGATGAGGCTCATCCTGAATATGGAGCCAACCTAGTAATCAAGAAAGGAGTAACTGACCAAGATGGTAAAGCTGTGGGTAATGATTACCTCACTAGTGTTACTAGGAAGATAAGAGGCATTAACAATAAGCTATATGGTATCTATAACCAAGAGGATAAGAATGCTTTGCAGTCCAGAGCAGTAGGTAGATTACTTATGATGTATAGGAACTGGATGAGACCTCTATGGCTAAAGAGGTATGGAGTTGAGAGGTACAATTATGACACTGGTACTTTTGAGGAGGGATATTACAGAACCTTATGGAACTTTATGAATACTCTTAGAAAGGACTTGAAGAAAGGCGAGCTTGATATAGTAAAGCAATGGCACAATCTTGATGGTGCTCAAAAGAGCAACATATATAGAGGTCTTGCTGAGATAGCGACATTCCTATCTCTTATGGGTATCATTGCAACACTCAAGGGTATACCAGATGATGATGACAAGGATAACTGGTTGACTGAGTATGTTACCTATTCAATTGTCAGGTTGAAAGCTGACTTAGGCTCTCTGATGCCTGGTCCTACCATGCTTGATGAAGGTCTGAGGTTGTTTGACAATCCATTTGCAGCAGTGAGAGTTTTAAAGAACTCAAGACAGTTGCTTAATTTGTTTGACCCAGATGTTTGGACTACAGAGATAGACCAAGGCATCTATAAGGGATATACTCAAGCAGAGAAGATAATGTTACAACCTGTACCATTTATCAGGCAATTCCAAAACTTGTTTGACCCAGAGGAGCCAACAAGGTGGTATAAATAACAAAATAGGGAGAGTAGAAATACTCTCCCTATTTTTTTTTTACTATCACAAGATTATTTGCAAGCTGGTATAAATGACTCTCTTTGAATAGCATCAGTACCATCCCAGTACTCTTGTATATCCTTCTCTTCCATTCCCTCAAACATAGGACTTATTATAGCTTTCTCAGCATCAGTCATTTCTCCCCACTTCTTTCTGGCAAGCTGACTTCTACCAAGAGCAGTACTTAAGTCTATAGCTACAGAAGCCTTCTCATCCTTCTCCCTCTTATTTATAGCTTCTTGGTTAGAAGCTTGCTGAGTAGGAGTAGTAGGCTTTAAACTGTTCAACCTGTCAAGAGCATCAAGTCCTCTCTTCATTCTATCATCAGGCTTAGGAGTTTCTTTAGGGGCCTCCTTAAGCTCTATTGAATTACCATAAGGACTATCATCCAGTGGTGTATAACTCATAGCATCCTGTATAGCAGCAGCTACATTATCAGCCTGTATGAAGTCCATAATGTTGTTTCTAGTTCTTCCTACTTCATCAGATACTAATGAGGGGTCTATTGTCATTGACCTACCATTAGGTAGTACTAACTTATAACCATCATCTACCTTAGCTAAGTAGAATGTTTGATTATTGCTAGTAGTAAACAGTACTTGCATATCTGCTTGATGGTACTCTGGCTTTCCCTTGCCCATAGTCACATACTGACCTTTTATAGTTCTAAGTGATGATGGTGGCTGACTTGCTGGTGCCTTATCAGTTTCAAATACACCACTCTGATATGTCAAAGGTACATAGTTTTCTGGGAATATTCTAGTTATTACTCCATCCTTCTCTTTACTATATTTGAGTTGGAATGGTACTATAATCAGATTAGATACTGGAACACCAAAGCTATCTTCAAACAACTTGGCATAAGCACTCAACTGTAGAGTATATTGGTCTTTGTTACTTCTAGTAAAGTATCTAGGATTCACAACTCTTGAGAAGCCAGAGTCCTTAGTAGAGTACTTACTTGTCTTGAAATCAAATATGCTTATCTCACCAGTGCTAGGATTATAAGCAAACACATCAAGCTCCCCTGCTATTCTTCTACCATCAGAGTACTTATGGAATACCACAGTCCTGTCAGCAACCAACTTGAGACCTCTTCTGTTTGCATCATCCCTGAACTTACCTAATCCTCTCTTCAAAGCACCAAAGGCTTCATCAGACATACCCTCAGGCTTAGTTACATTAGTAGGGTCTATTAAGAACTGTCTTGCTATCTCATCTACTAGGGAACCTCTACTTGTAGCAGCATCTCCTCTGCTTGGTCCTATATAGTTAGAGCCTATTACAGAGTGTACTCTTTGATACTCGTGGTATTGACCATCTTCCTCTTTAATCATGTAAGAGCCACTAGAGGTATCTGGGTTGCCATTGTCATCTCTAAGCACAAGCTTCTGAGATTCTTGGAGAGATTTTGTAGCAGTGGCTGATTGAGATGCCTTACTCTTTCTACCATCAAGGGTAGCTTCCAACTCCTCAACCTCTTTAGGAGATAGGTACTTGTTAGTAGCTCTATTATAACCTCTCTTACCATTCCTATCTACTATGAGTACCTTACCATTATGCTGATTAACACCAAAGTAGTTAGTACCATAAGCAGAATTTATATAAGCAAGGTCTTTGACCTGTTGGGCATCCTCTCCTAGGTCTACTATAGAGCCAGTTTGGTCAAATATAATACCATTCCTTACAAAGTATTCCTTACCTCCATACTGTACCCTAGTACCTCCTTTAGCTTGCTGTGATGCCTTAGCTCTCTCAAATGCACTATCAGTATGAGTAGTGTTAGGCTTCTCATTTAATAAGAACCAAGTTCCCTGCATTCTCTTACCAGTAAGGTAAGTGGTAAGTACATTGCTATCTCTTAACCTGTTAGCATACTCTTGGCCTTTCTTGCCAGTGAGCTTCTTAGCATTAACATTGAAAGCAAGGTTAGCTTCATAGAAAGCATTAAGCACTTGGTTATATACCTCCTCTACAGGTGCTGTGTAAGGTTCAGATGTTTGTGTAGTACCAGCTCCTATATTAAGAAGTGATTTCTTTGCAAACCTCTTTAATAGTATATTCCTGTTCTGTCTTTTACCATCCCTATCAGCAAAAGCTATCTGCAATGATATGTCATTGTCCTTGCTTACTATATTGATGTGGAAACTATCTGGTATATATAGTAGCTCTATCAAGTCCATATATACATTGTCAAGAGCCTCATCAAATCCCTTCTCAAGGTTAGCTATACCAGCCAAGTTATTAAAAACTTTCTTCAAGTCATTAGCTATAGGATTATCCTGTGTATCTAAGTCAAACTCAGTCTTATTCAAGTGTCTTATATGAATCATCTTAGGACTGAGAGTACCTTTACTGTTGGGTAGAAGTATATATACTTTACCATCGGAGTTAGCCTCATCAAATACTGGCTCTACAAAGGTATCTGTATTAGCTTCCATAGACCTATTCTTCATAACACCTATAGTAGCATCATCAGTACCTAGCAAGTCTCCTACTGATTGAGGCTTACTCCTGTCATAGCCATATTGACCACTCATTACCTTAGATACTCTTACAGTAGGTTGTTCACCCTTCTTAGCCTTATCCTTTATTTCTTTTACTCCTTCAATAGCCTCATCAGTGTTCATATAGTTCACTAATGTGCCTTTATGATAGAGTGCCAATAACTCAGAATGCTCATCTGTAGCAGGCTCATATCTTACCTCAAGCTCATCACCTTCCTTTACATTACCCTCATTGACATAATCAAAGGCATTCTTACCAGTCTTAGGGTCTACTTCCTTTAACTTGTTATATACATAGGAGTAGTCTTGATTCCTATTATCACCAACAAAGTCAATCAATACTCCATCCCTCTTTGCATCCAAGTCAAACTGTGGTATGATTGACTTAATCACTCCTGTTACTGCTGTAGGTTTATACTTACTTGCCTCAGCCTCGGCTTCTTTTAATACCTCTTCTAGACTTGGAGGATTAAATGTATCAGGTTTAGATAACTTTTCTACTCTATCAATTATATCCGCTATTGCATCATTACCAACCATAGAAGAGAGAGCATTAACACTCCTCTGTGTTTGTCTTATAAGTTTAGGGTCTTTAGACTTACTAAGCTTTTCAATATTATTAGCTATCTGATTAGCTAATGTTTTAGCTTCTGTCTTAGCTTCTGGTGCTATATTGAGCTTATCAATCTTGTTAATAGTCTCATCAATGCTGAAAGGTTTATCTACAGGAGGCTGGGCTACGTCATCTTTACCTACATTATCAGGTCTCTTTGTTCCAGTCTTCTTAGCTTCAACATCCTGCTTTTGGCTATTGCCACTATCTACTTTTTCTCTGGCTGCTATTACTATTTTATTAAATTCATTGTCAAGAGACTCTTGAGCTTTCTCATCCCAAGTTGTTGCTTCAAGTGGAAGTTCTGTTGCCAGTACCTCATTACTTAAATCATCATAAGTGGCATTCTCATTGAATCTCCTATTGAGCATATCAAGAAGTTCAGATTTATGCTCACTATCAGAGCTATTAATTAACTCAGTAGCTTTCTTCTTGAACAGTGAAGCTTTCTTATAACTCCTAGCTGCATCTGAGCTACTGCCATTCAAGTCATCCAGTGTAGCTTCACCATTATTTATAAGTGCTTCTACCTCTTGGAAGTTTGCAGTTTTATTCAGTGCTTCAACTTGCTTGGCTCTTGTTATTTCTGCATCCTTGTCAATGTTCTGTTTGTCAGCTTTTGCATGGTCCTCCTCTTGCTTCTTAGGGTTGAAGAGATACTCAGCAAACTTATCTTGGTATATCTTTGAAGCATTACCTAGTCTTGATAAGTCATCTAGCTTCTTTAATACACTCTCCTTGTCATTTACACTAAGTACATCATTGTCAAGTTTATTAACCTGTGCCTTTAGCCCCTCAAGCATATCAGGATTCTTAGCAAGAGTAGCAGCCATGGTCTCATTATCAAGACTTCTGACGAAGTTAAGATTATCAATAGCCTTTGTTATAAGTTGTATGACCCTGTCTGCTCTTCTATAGTTCTCACTAAGACCTGTATGAACCATACCTTCATGTGTCCTGATAGACTCAGCAGCTCTCATTTGAGATTCTAATCTACCTATTACATTATCTATAGTATCCTTAACCTGACTAGACATTTCACCAGCTCTCTTAGCCCAGTTACCAAGTTGAGTCTGCATCCATGTTAACTCTTCAAGTTGTTCATCTGATAATTGTTGGCCTGTATTAATATCAAGCTTCTCCCTTGTCTCTTGATATTGTTTAATAGTTTCAAAAATATCATCTTTATTTTTTGTAAGTTCAGAAATCATTTTTTGCTTACTTTCTTCATTACCAAAATTAGATGATATACTGCCATCTTTTTCTTTTACTGCCCAATCTGCAAAAGGTCCTATTAGTTCACCATTTTCATCTATAGTAGTAGTATTTCTAACTATTGCATCTAAGTTTTCATCAGAAGTATCAAAAGCTTCGCCTATCATACCTTTTAATTCTTCTAATCTACCTGCATTATCAAAGGTAAGAATATCAGATACTAATTGAGCATGTTCAGCATTTTTAAATTCAAAAGCATCTCCATCTTCAGCAGCTTTATCCATATCCTTTTGATACTTATTATGCCTAATAAGTCCTTGATAATAATTTTTAAATTCAGGGGATTGCATTCTATTATTCATATAATTAGCAATGTCCTGTTCTCTTTTTATTTTATCTTTGTATTCTCTCCATTCATTTATAGCTCCTTCTTTAAGAACAATTGGGGATTGAAGAGAACCAGATTCACTTTTAATACTCCTAAAACTAGGCATACCTAATGCACCAGTGATAGCACCAATAGCAAACTCTTCCCATGCAGAACCATCATTTACAGTCTCATTAATACCATGAGCAAATGATTTCGCCCAATCAAGGGTTTCTTGTTCCGCTTCTCTATCAGTCTTGGCTTTATAGAAATTATTTACATCAGTAGTATAATAATGGCCTGCTATATTACTAGCCATACCCTGTGTAATTTCTTCAGTGCCTTCAGATAATGCACCTCTAGTTATTGCAGCAGTAGCACCTAATCTAGTTGTAGCTGCTCCAAACTTGCCATCTCTTTTAAGTATATTAACTGCTCTTCTAGAGGATTTAAATCCATTGGCATATAATTTAGCAAACTGAAAAAGATTAGATGCTGTAAGGATAGGTATATTAAAAAGTAAATCCATATTACCCATCTTTAATCTATCCTCAGTAAGTTTACCTAAAGCTTCGTTATAAGCTCCTATTTCATCTTGAATTAAGATAGAAGCTTCAGCAGTATCACCATATTGGTCTTTTATAGCTTGAACTCTTTGTAAGTGTTCAACATCTAACACTCTCTTATTATCTTCAAACCATTGTTTACTATTATTAAGTGCTTCAATTCTTCCTTCATTAACTGCTGACATTGCAGCACCTGCACCTGAAAGTACCATTTTAGGGACTTCAGAAGCTCCAGCAAATTTAGCTGCTTTAGCAAGAGTTCCCATAAGCTGAGGTATCTTTGTTGCTTTAAGTGCTGCTGAGAACACATTACCACTATAAAAAGCACCCACTGTAAAACCTAAGTTCTTGATAAACTTATCCCCTAAGAAGTTAGCGGTAAAAACATTTTCATACCAAGGTTCCTCAGTTTCTTGAGTTGAATAGTAATTAGGCAATGATTGTTCAGAAGCCTCATTAACTGTTTGCATGAATTTTGAAAAATCATTATCCCATAAGCCAGACCATCTATTTTCATGCGCTTTAGTAATAGCCCCTAACACTAATCCTATAGTACCATCAAGAAATGTAGTACCAGCAAGTATAACACCTTTAGCTAAACCTGCTCCTATCTTTGCATACCAAGGTTGATTCTCTGCCCTTACATCTCCTAAATTTTCAAAATCAGCTTGATTAGCAGTTTTATTATCCCATATACTTTCTCCCCAAGGAGTATTAGTTCTAGCTAGGGGGGATTCCACCATCTGTTGGATGTCTCTATAGGGGTCACTTTGAGAAGCTCTTGATAATATCCTACTCTGACTCTCATTAATGAATTTATCTATATCATCAAATTGAGCATTATTCTGAGCCTGTAGACTTTTATAGCCTACAGGTCCAGTTTTTGTTATATCTATTTCTTTTTGCTTATTTGCCATAATTATGGAATATAATAATTTGGATATTTTTGAGTTTCTGTTGTGTTAGTAAGGTCTAAACCTGATTCAAACATCATTTGTTGCTGAGATAAATCATCATAATAATTTTCTAATTTTAATCTTTGTTGTGGAGTTAAATTAGGATTCTGCAACATTCTTTGTGTTTTAAGCATTTCAGTTATAGCCTGGTCTCTGCCTCCTTCCATAGTAATATTTATTCCTGAAGGTGCTAAGTATCTTTTTGCTTTTTTATCTCCCTTCTTTAATATAAAAAGAGTTGTACCTATCTCACTTGGTGCTCTAGATACTATAGTATAATCATCAGTATAAAGGTCATCAAAGGATAATTTTCCAATAGGTTTCCATTTATTTGATTTTGAATCATAATCAACTTCAGTAAGTTTTCCTGTACTATCTATAGCCCTACTTAATTTAGCTTTATAATCTTTTTGATACTCTGTAGATTGTGGTACATCATATATATATTCAGTAGTTTTTGTAGCATCAAATTTAGCAGAAGTTGCTGTTGGACTTGAAGTATATCTAGCCCATAAGTTACCTACTTCTCCTGGATGGTAATCAATTTTTCCATTTTTATTGGTTGTACCAGTTCCCATGTATTTTCTTCCACCTAAACTATCTATAAACTCTTTAAATTCACTAGATAATCTTTGTCCACTTCCTGGAGTAGACCAACTAGTACCAGTAGTAGGTGAAGTAACAACAGAACCTACATTATCATATATTTTTCTATGATATTCTTTCCACCCAGCATAAGTTAATTTTGTTCTTCCTTGGGCATCTGTATAAAAATATTGTGAAAATCTCTTTTTATTATTTTCAAATTCTTGCTCTTTTTTTGTTTTCTCCCTACTACTATAGATATTTGATGGATTAAGCTGAAAGCCTCCTTTTCGCTGTGCTTGTTGTGCTTGCTGTGCTCTGGCTTCCCTCATTCTAGCTAAAGCATCTTGCATACTAAAATCATCTTTAAAGTTCTTAATCTCGGACTTACCAATAGCATTATATAATCCTTGATTGGCATAGGCTATGGCCTCTCTTAGTTGTTGAGGAGATGCCCATTCTTTCATGCCTGACGCATTTAATGCCTGCTCTACTATAGTATTTAATACTGGATTACCATTCTGAGGATTGGTTATGGCTTCCTGTATCTGTTGAGGAGTATATCCATATTGCAATAATTGCTCATATTGATAAGGAAGTCCTATACCCTTTAATCTACCTTTACCAGTTAAAGCAGTCTTGAGATTAGTTGCCATTTGCCCAACTTGCTGTGCTAATAATGCCCCAGAGTAAGATTTACCATAATCTAAAGAAGGATTCTTTATAAAATCATCTAAACTTATAGTAGAAACATTTCTTTGATAGAACATAGTAGGATTACTTAAAGAGGTTTTTCTCTGTTCATCAGCTAATTCTGCTCTCCTTTTATAAGCTTGTTCAATAGGTACTATTTCTTTACTATACCTATTTCTCATATTAAGCATGTTTTTTCTGCTTGTAACATTTAAACCCTCCCTTGCTAATTGCTCTGCCTGCATATTAAGGTCATCTGCATAGGTTTTATACATTTTATAAGCATTAGGGTCTGTTTGTTCATTGGCCAAGTTTTCCCATACATTAGCTTTAGTAGCTAGTTCACTATATTGATTCTCCAATTCTTGATGAGCTTGAGTAGCCATTAATGCAGGAGCCAGAAAATCTTGATACGTAAAGGGTTTAAATTGAGAATTTGCAATTAATGTATAATTAGCCACGTTTACCTCCTTTTCTAATAGTTAAATAACCACCTCTGGCCCTAGTAGTTCCTTTATAAGGAACTCCGTCACCTCTTGTAGAGGCACCATATAATAAAGCAGGGTTTTCATTTACCCAAGCTTTCATTACTTCTTCTCTACCAATATCACCAAGAGAATTAAAGAAGTTAGTAAGATTAGCACTAATAGCAGAACCTCTTCTAGCATCAATAGCATCTCTCATAGCTATAGCTTGTGCCATACCACTTAGTCTACCACTCTTTGCTTTTAAGGCAGCTTCTTGGTTAGCCATTGCGGATTTTAATCCCATTTCAGCATTAACTTGATTAGTACCTCTATTAAATGCAGCAACTCTTTCTCTTTGGCCTTGGTTATATTCTTCAGCTTGTCTTACAAAATCTCCTAATCTACTTTGTGCATTATAATCTGAAGCTACTAAACCAGCTAAAGCAGCTGCTCTATTACCAGCACTTTGATTTACAATAGCTCTTCTTGCAGCACCTGATTGTGCATTTAATTTATTAGTGAAATAGTTTCTGTCTAATGGATTATATTGTATATAATCACCTATAGGTGTATAACTTGTAGGGGTATAATTACCCATCTGATTAGCGGCATTTAATATAGTATCAGCACCACTATAGTCAGGCTTACTAAATAAGTTTTGTCCTAATCCTATAGCTGCACCTAACACAGGAGCATATCTGAGGTTAGTTAATGTATTAGGTTTTTTCTTACTTGTACTATATAAATTATCTATAGTACTATTATCAATAATACCTCTTGCTGACTTTGCAACCATAGAAGTGCCTGTACCTAAAGGAGCTTCATTATTATATACTCTAGCTACATCCAATAGCTCATTATCATCTGGGGCAGCAGTATAACTTGGTATAGTTGTAAATGGAGATTGACCATAGGTACTCATGAATCTTTCATAAGGATTTAAGGATTGAGGTTGTTCACCCATTCCATCAAATAGAGTACCCATTCTGCCTCCATGTGCATATTTTTTACCTTCTTTTTTCATTTGTTCTTGTTCTCTTATAAGCTCTTGAGCTTGCTGCAATTTAACCATAGAACTTATTAAACCTCTTTCACTTATTGGGTCATTGGGTCTTTCTTCAGCCTCCTTACTTAATTTCTTTGCAGCTTTTGCAAAAGTAAGGTCCTTACCTTTACTCAAACCTAGAGAACTTCTCATACTATTGGGAACATTCATCCTATCACTAAATACGTAATCATCAAAGATTACTTCTCCTTCTTCAACTAGATTAGGAACACCTTGTGCATCCATACCCATCTGTACACCCTCCATAGGATTTTCTTCATGAGTACCTCCATTACCTACTATAGTAAGACCATTATTCCATTCTGCACCATTAGTAAGTAAACTACCACCAAAAGCGTGTTTCCATTTCCTAGCATTAAGAGCAAAGGTAGCCATCTTCTTTTGTTCAGGAGTACCATGCTCTTTATACCAAGTAGAAGATTTTCCCGTTCTCTCTTTTAATCTAGTAAATTTACCCCTATTCTCTGGTTTAATATGTATATTTCCGCCATCAGCAAATGTATTGCCAAAGGGGGACATTGTTCCTGTATATCTCATAGTCAGAGGTCCTCCATATGCTGCATAGTTAGCCAATGTATTTAAATTATTTTGTTCATCTAAATTGTCAGCAGCTAATCCAAAATTAGCTATTGCTAATTGATTAGCAAAATCTCTTTGTCTATTAATTTCATTTGTTAGTTTTTTAGCTTTATTGCTAAACCAACCATCTTTACCAATATCTGATTTACTAACACTATTTAATAGACCAAAGTTAGATTGGTTTAATAAGTCTGTAGTATTAGAAGCAGCAAATCGCATATTACTTTGTTGTGTATTAGCAGCTTTGGCTTCTTGTACTGCCTGTTTATTTATTTGACTGCCAAAGGCTTTATTTACCAAGCCTCCAACTATGTTAAGTCCTGCTCCAGCTACAGCACCCCAAGGGCCAGGAATAGCACTAGCTATACTACCCAGTCCTTGTATAGCATTGCCTGTTCCAGAGGAAAGTCCTCCTGAAATACCTTGACCTACCATAGAACCAGCAGCACCAATGGCACCACCAAGTACACCGCTATCAAAGGCATTGCTCATGTTCTTTCCAAAGCCAGCACCTTTTTGCCATGAGAATCCACCATCATCAAAATAGTTAGCTCTTCTCTTTCTTATTTTCTTAGCCATAATATAATCAATAATTTTTGCAAAGATAACAAATCATTTTTAAATATGAAAGACTTATATAGAAAAAGTAGTGATAGACAAATTAAATAACTTATCTACCACTACTTTTCTTTGTTTATGTATAGTAAGTAACTGCTATATCATATAGCCTCACCTCATTGTTGCTATTGCCTGACATTGCAATCTTTGCCCAAGGGTTCCTTATTCTATCTCTTTTGAACTTACCAAAAGAATTACTTCTGCCAACTTGCCATCTCCAAGTCCTAAACTTTTTCTTTAGAGAGCTTGTAGTAGATGTTGCTGTCTGGTATTCATTTGTAGTAACTAGAGAATTGAAAGGGTAACTATCAGCTTCCCAGTTAATGAAATGTTCTATGCCATTAGTTCTGAACTCTATAGTATCAAATATCTTATCAAGATGGAACTCAGGATTAGCTATAACAGCAAGAGAGTATCCTTTATTTTCTCCAAAGAAGGTGCCATAGTCTTCTCCTCCTTGTAACTTCCAAACTTCATTACCCTTTACCTGATAAGTATTACCTTCAACATTGAACATCCATTCTACCTTACCATAGTCATAAAATGAGGAGAATGCACCTAACTTTTCACTGAAAGCTAGTGAATCTGTACTTGTTGTAAAGTAAATATCACTATTGTTCCTATCATAGAATGTTCTAATAGCACCATAGTCTTCAGGATTCCATGAAGCTAAAGATACATTACTATTTATCCAAGAGTACATATTCTTGGTATATGTAAGGTCTGCTATGGATTGCCCATTAAAGGATAAGATACCTTGATTCAAATCATCTACAAAATATACTCCACTGGGAGTTTCAGCCATAGACCATTTATTTTGACAACCAAATTTATTTGTAATATACAATTTACCATCTACTTTACCACTATTAGCTAATTCAATTGGTAGACCATCAGAAGTATTTAGCTGTACTCTTGAATTAAAGTTTATTTTACTTATACCCTTCTCTTGAAAAGAATATATTTCATTATTTATTCTTTTTAAAGAGGTAACTTTACCTAAATCACCATCTAAATCTAAAGCATTGTTCAAATGTATATTTGTCCAAGAATCAGTCTCTTCCCCTAAAGTTTTTGTTAGAGACCATACAATTTGATTTGGGAATTTAGTGGTTGAAGACTTATCTTCTTCAAGATATTTTGCTATATAGAAATTATTACTTTGAC